CAGTAGGGATATTACCTACCAATAGTATAGTAATGGGAACGGGCAATCCTTTTGGTAGTCCTCCGGTAAGTGCGACAACTCTAGTATGGTTAGATGCGGCAAATGGTACTATTAATATTGCAGGACATCACTTATCTGGAATTACCACTAATGATGGCGCCACTAAAATAAGTGGGGAAAATAGTTTTGGTGAATCAAATATTGATGTTAGTGGTGGTGAAATAGATATAAACACTACAGGATCAACTATTATATTAGAAGCTGATGGTAATATTCTTATTGATGGTTTGGGTGAGTTAACTTCACCTACAATTGGTGATGTTTTAAGTGCTAAAGATACTTCGGGAAGATTAAAATGGGTAACATTAAGTGGTGCTTCCGCCGATACTAATACTTTTGTGACAGGGGGTACTTTTCCTACTGCGATACCCTATACTTTATCTTTACATTATAATAATGGTGGGTCTGCAGCCGATATAGATTTATCTAGTTTAAGATTTAGCGGTGGAACTGGTAGTTGTATTACCGATTTATATATAACAAATTTACATGGTTGTTCACCTATTACGGTTTATGATAATTTACAATCTAGCGGCTCTACCGCCCTAGGGGTTTTTTCTATTGCTTGGGGTAGTGGTAATACAGTAAATAGTAATTTTTCTAAAGCAGAAGGAAAAGGAAATGAAATCCATTTATTAGCTGAAAGTGCACATGCAGAAGGTGGATTTAACTTTATTAATTTAAAAGGGTCATATGGTCATGTAGAAGGGTTTGAAAATGAGGTTGCAAATACGGCGGCACATGCCGAAGGTATACGAACTATTGCTGGGGGGATAGGATCCCATGCAGGGGGATATCAAAGTGCGACAGGGAATACATTATTTGTAAATAACATAGGCGGGTTTGCACATTACACCATTACTGATCCTTTTGATAAAGGAATAGAGGCTAATTGTGATTATAGTGCAATATTAGGTGGTAGAGATCATTTTATTAGTGCTGATCAGAGGGGTGGAATAATTTTGGGTGGTGAAAATAATGGATTATCTGGGAATACGGGTTCTTTCGGACAAAGTATTGTAGGGGGTAGTGGTAATCGTATTGTTAGTGATGATCCATTCTTTGGGTCTGGTTATAGTATAATCGGTGGGGGGTCTGGGAATTTCATTCAGACTAGTTCCAGTGATGGAAGTAATGCCATAATTGGAGGTAAGTTAAATGATATAATTGGTAATGTTTCTCGATCTGCTATTATAGGTGGGGAGGATAATATAATTAGTGGGGGTATAGGTGTATCAGTTATATTAGGTGGTATTGGTATTACCGCCCAGAGTAGTAATACTGTATATGTACCTAATCTTAATATTGGAACGATAGGAAGTGGGTCACCTTCAATTAATTTAGGATTAGATTCGAGTGGTAATGTAGTAACCGGAAGTACAGGTAGTGGTAGTACATTCTCTTGGTCCGACCCAGTAGTTAAAGCGGGAAATACATCAGGAACATGTATAACAGATTTATATATAACAAACTTATACGGATGTTCACCAATAACTATTCATGATTCTGTAGATTTTAATGGTAGTATAGTTGATTCTGGAATTACATACTCATTTGTTTTTGGTAATACCCATATTTTAACTGGTACTAGTATTACTCATGGTACCTCTATGGACGCCAACACATTACTTGGTGGTAGTGGAAATAAAATAACACCATCCCAAACCGGATTAAATAACACCATTATAGGTGGTCATGATAATGAAATAGGTCAGGTGACTAGATCTGATAATAACATCATATTAGGGTCAACTAATTCAGTTATAAGTAACAATTTTACTACTGCTTATGGTGGTAGTATTTTAGGTGGTGATAATCATTTAATTGGGGCGGCTGGTAATGGTTCTATAATTGGTGGTGAGAACCATTATTTAGGTAATAATGGTGATAGAAGTGTTATTTTAGGTGGACAAAATATTAGTGGGGATACCCCAGATACTATATATGTACCTAATCTTAATATTGGAACGATAGGAAGCGGATCACCTTCAATTAATTTAGGATTAGATTCGAGTGGTAATGTAGTAACCGGAAGTACAGGTGGCGGTGGAGGTGGAGGCGCAACTATTGACCCTTATTATACTGGTGCCACCGGTCCCCTGTTTACTTGGAGTGTTAGTGGTCAAAGTACGAATTATGAAATAACCTTAATTCAGAATAGTGATATAAATTTAACTAATGTAAGAAATGGGGATTATGGGACCATTATAGTACACCAAGACGGTACGGGAGGACGAACCCTGTTGTTTGGACTGATTAATGGTAGTGCAGGAACCCATTATGTTGTAAATGGAGGAGGAGGAGCACCAACATTAACCGCTACGGCATTAGCAACCGATATATTATCATTTACCTATAATGGAAGTGCAGCGTTTTGGACTGTTGGTAATGATTACACTTAAAATTAATTATTATGAGTAGAGGTACATTTTATTCACATAATAAGGTGGGTGAAACAATGTCATTTAAAACAGATTCCCCCCCTCATCCTGGATCATTTGACCCAAGAGTATCTTTTGGGTATGGTAGTGATAGAGTTTCTTGGGATTTGGGAAATGGTAGTGGGTATACTGCAGGTAACGATATTTCTCATATATATCCAGATAGTAGTATTAAAACTGTAACACTCCGAACAAATAGATTAGAAAGATTAGAAGCAATTGATGCAGAACAAGAAAATATTGTTGGTAATTTAGATTTATCTGGTTGGGTTAATTTATCGAATGGTCCCGATCTCAATAACTATAACCAATTTGGTGTTAATCCCCAATTAACCGGTATAACTAATCCGATTTCTAATCAACTTATTACACATTATAATATATATAATTCTAATATCACAGGAACATTAGTGATGAGCGGTATAACTAAATTGGGTGGTTATTTTGATGTAGCACGAAATTCTGATTTAATTAACATTTTACATGGACCATCTACTCAAGCGTTTAATGTGAGATATCACGCATATAATTGTGGGTTAACAGGAAATCTTGATTTATCAATGCTTACTAAGTTGGGTGGGGATTTTAAGATCCAAAATAATTTGCTATTAACAGGAATAACACACGGCCCTTCAACCCAAACATTTACCAACTATCATGCGTATACTTGTGGATTAACTGGTAATCATGATATGTCTATGTTATCTGCTTTAGGGGGTCAGGTTTATCTATATAACAATGGGCCATTAACCGGCCTATCCCACGGACCCACAACTGGGAACATTAGTCGTTATTGGGTACACCAATGTGATTTAACAGGTAATCTTAATTTATCAATGTTCCCAAAGATAGGTGGGGATATTCAATTATATCTAAATCCAAATTTAACTAGTGTGACTCATACCGCCAATACAGATTCTAGCTGGACTAGATATTCACTTCATAGTTGTAATATAACCGGTAATCATGATATGACCTGGTGTCCAATTTTGGGGGGTTATTTTAATATGAGTACTAACCCTAATTTAACAGGGGTTACCCACACTGCATCCACCAATATATTTACCACTTATGCATTGACTACATGTAATATAACAGGTAATCATGATGTATCTATGTTAACTGGCTTAGGTGGGTCATTTCTGATTAATAGAAATAGTGGTTGTACGAGTATATCCCATGCTGCATCCACACAAACCTTTACTAATTATGAGGCTAGTGAGTGTGGTTTATCCGGAACTTTGGATTTATCTATGTTAACTGGGTTAGGTGGTGCCATTGACCTCTCTCTTAATACTACTCTAGAGAATATAACTCACCCACTTTCTACAGGTACTTTTTCGGATTATTCGGCGCATGGGTGTATTTTATCTTCTATAGATTTTTTCCCATTATCCGGCGCAACAATGTCCACTATAAAATTGTATGATAATAATATGACATCAACAGAAGTTGATACTCTATTATGGAAATTTTATGAATTAAATTTTATTTATAATCAAGTTGGGTGGTCCGCGTGTACCTTAGAAATTGGTGGTACCAACGCTGCACCAACCTCTGGACCACCATATGATGGAATTACGGCAAAAAATAGATTAATTAATGATTATGGTTGGTCAATACCATGAAGTTGATATGGATTATAGATTAGGATATAAAAATAATAAAGATTAACTAATATTTATTAAGTATGAGTAACATCAATCAAAATAATTTTAACAATTGTTTACGAATGCGTTTGAGTAATAGTGATTACTGGGATCTGTTTCTTTGTAATGATTGTAGATGTAGTTTAGACCAACCTTTAATATTAAGCGGAGATTGTTTAATTATAGATATTGATGTAAATAATCCTCATTCTTTAACAGGAGATTCATTATGTAGTTTAGTGGAATGGGATGGGGATACATGTTTTGAGCGATTATCTGTACCTACATCTACCCTTACATTACATGATATAGGATTAACTGGTATTGATAACGGATTTGTTACATATGATTGTAGCGCTTCTACGAGCAGTTTAGAATTTTTAGATGTTTTTACTGGTACTACTTTGACTTTAACTAGTGCAGATACCCGATTCTGTTTCACTAGAGTAACAGGGTGTACTTATAATTATCCTATAGAAATAATTGACTCAGGGACTACGGTAGGAAAATATGCACAACTATGTGGTGGGTTTTATCAAGGATTTTTTAAATTATCCGATAGAACATTCTTTAATGATATTAGTAATAATATGTTTACCTGGCCATTAGATTGGTTTTATTGTCCACCTTCTTGTTGTCCAATTAGTAGTGGGACTACAGGAACTACAGGTACTACCACATCTAATTGTTGTGGTGGTGGATGTAATGGTTGTGGTTGTTCGTGTAATCAATGTAATCCACTTTTTATTCCTGGTAGTTGTATGGTATCAAATTGTAGTTGTGGTGGCGGTGGATGTCAATTATGTGGAACCATGTTCGAGAAGGATGGTATGGGTGGATGTGGTCCCCAATGTTCAAATTGTTGTGGAAAAGGTGATGGTAATGGAGGGTGTTGTGTTAATCCCCATATGTCATATAAGTGTTATAATGATAAAAAACCTAAACCATGGGATTATCAGATTTTACCTACACGATATGAATGTGGATGGACGGCAGAATTTTGGGTTAGAAGAAACTCAAATGCTTGTAGTGGGTTAACGGCCAATACTCTTAATACAGTTTTTCCAAATAATGAAGGATTTTTCTATTATATGGGAACTAGAGCAGAAAATAAGTTTTGGGATTTCTTTAGTGGGGAAACAGGATACACTACTAGTTCTGGTTATCCATTACCGCCACCAAAGACAACCAAAACAGAATTATTAAATAACCCGTTTTTAGTATACCAACCACAAGGGTGTTGTTGTTTTCCTGATGTAGTAACTGTAACAACACATGAAAGAGATAGAAATGCGGATATAGTAAATAATGCTTTAGGGTTTAGAATAAGAAATGATGGTAGTATTGGATATAGATCTATTGGAATGTCTGGGGTATGCTCTGCAGTTACTACTACTTATACTACTTGTTGTACCTGTGGGTGTTGTCCTTCTGGTACCACTACTTTTAGGGATACTAAAGAGAAATGGGTGACGGGTGTAACCATAAATGAAGAATATTCCGCCAGTGGTGTAGTAGCGGATAATCAGTGGGTGATGATAGCCATAAGATTTAGGGCATACGAAGAATATGAATTAATAGAAATATCCAATGTTCCGAGGAGAAAGGGTAGGTTAGATTTCTTTATTGATGGTTATTTAAAATATAGTATAGAAAATTTTGATGAATTTTTGTTTAAAGATTTAATGGAATATCGGGAAAAACAGGAAGGTGTGCCTTTTAATTACAGTTTAGGTGGAGGGACTCAAGGGTTATTAGAAACTAATACAGTGAATGGTCCAGACCCTAAAGATGAAAATTTAGTAATAGAAAATAATTTTGCAGGGACATTTTATGGAGATTTATCTAAATTTAGACTTTATGCGTGTTGTTTAGATATTACAACAATACGCTATAGGTTTAATGAATTGTGTGCAGATTTTGGTATTTGTCCTTTTGATATTGATTGTTATATTACAACGGATGGGGAGACAGATATTTTAACTGAAGATGGAAAAGATTTATTGGTGTGGTGTAATGAATAATAAACAATGTTAACATATTTATATATAAAAAAGAAATGGCATTTCCAAAAAAAATAAGTGAGTTACCTAAAGCGTCATCTATAAAAAATAGTGATCTATTTGTATTAGTACATGATAATGTAACATCTAAGATTACATTTGATCAATTAACTTTTTCTGCTGACACTTATATTAGTGGTGGAACATTAACAGGAACTGATTTAATATTAAAAAGAAATAATGGTACAGATGCCTCCCCAATAGATTTATCTTCATTATCTGGTAGTTCATTTAGTTGGTCGGACCCTATAGTAAGGGCAGGGAATCTACCTCCCACTTGCATAACTAAATTATACGCAGAGGTTCTAGGGGGGTGTTCCCCTATAAAAGTAACATCTCCTATGATTTTTACGGGGATTACTAGTGGGGATACAACTATTCTTAATTCTGGAGGTATAACCATAAGTGGATCTAGCGGTACAACTATAGTTAGATCGGGAGGTATAATAGTACCATCTATTGTTGTACAACAATTAGTTATCGATGATATACCGATTGGTAAACAAAATATTTTAAACCCACTTATATTAAATGATATTGACGATGATACAACATCAGTGGCAATATACGGATTAAATGTGGTGACATCAGCTTCGTCAGCCAACGTAGCGTGTAGGTTACCTGTAGCACAAGAAGGATTTTCAAGCACAATAATTAATGAATCGGATAGAAATATTTTAGTTTATCCATCAGCTCCTGGTGGTAGTATTAATGGACTTATCGATATGGCGGCCACTATTCCCGCTGACAATACACCTTATATTTTTGAGTGTATCAACAACCCCCTACCCGGAGCGTGGACCTACACTGCACCCGCCACTAATCAATATGTATTACCCGAAATAGTTATTCCCCATACTGGTGGTACTGGTGCCATACAATATTGGGGTGTTGGTAAAACTGGTACCACCATAGGTGCCAATACATGGGGTGGTACAGTTAAAGTAGTAGATAATTACAATGGTACTTTTACTTTTAGTCCCGGACCTCAGTATTGGGATACTGTGACAGACAATGGTATACCAGTATCGGCAAGATTAGTAAGAGCGAAGGTATATACTAATTTTGTTTCTGGAGATACTCCCCACCTCTTCGTAGTCCCCACTATTAGTAGGTATGTTGCATATATGAATAGTGCAGGTGGTCTTCCGAATCATACTGCATCTGGTATAGATTTGATCCCAGTTACAACAGTTCCTCCAGGCACGTTAAGTGTCCCCCCCGAAATCGGAGATTTTGGAACATACTATAGTATCGAAGACTATCCATCCAATCCAGTAATTTCACCGGGTCCTTCCGAACTTGATGAAATAGGGCTTGGTTTATATTCTCAAAATTATTTTATATTTTCAATTACTTTATTTTCTGGGGCCATGTTTGCCGTCAAAGATTATAAATTCCGCATAATTTTAGAATATATTTAAATAAAGCATGACACAAATTCAAGATATGAACCTATTTATATAATAAATAAAAAAATAAAAAATGAATAGAGAAGAATGAGAGCACCGAAAAAAATAACCGCATTACCTACAGTAATTACGATTAAAAATGCAGATTGGTTTGCATTAGTACAGGATGGGGTAACTTCTAAAGTTACTTTTGATGATCTCAATAAAGCGACGGGAGATGAATGGATAACAGGGGGTACATATAACGCAGCTACTGGGTGTGCAACCTTTAATAGTAATAGTGCTCATACATTCGTTGTGTGTGGATTTTTAACAGGTTATACAGATGCTTATACTACAGGTGCAACTTTAAATGGGACAGTTATTGAATTTGGAAGCAGTTTATTTGGAAATAATTATTATAGTGTAGATATAGGAGATTTAAGATTTAGCGGTGGAACTGGTAGTTGTATAACTAATTTATATGTAACTAACATACATGGTTGTTCCCCTATTACTATTCATGATAATTTACAACATATTAGTTCCACGGCCAGTGGACCGCTTTCTATCGCGTGGGGTAGCGGCACCACTGCTATGGGTGCTGCATCACATGCGGAGGGATTAAATACTAAAGCCTCGGGTGATTTATCTCATGCAGAAGGAAATACTACAATAGCAAGTGGGGGAAATGCCCATGCTGAAGGTGGTGGAACGATTGCATCAGGATTAAATTCTCATGCTGAAGGACAAAGAACATATGCTAGTGGTTCACATAGCCACGCTGGCGGTAGAGGATTTGGGAACACTGGTACGGTTCCTCCTGATGCGCATATATATGCTAGTGGTAATACTTCATTCATTCATTACCATAAAACTAATCCCCCAGCAATGGTTCAATATATGGGAGCTTTTGGTGATTATTCAGCTATTCTAGGTGGAAGTGATCATCACATATTCCCAGGCGGTACCAGTTCAGGTATATTCGCTGGTTCGGGCAATACTATTAGCCCTGGTATTGAGAAAAGTGTTGTATTGGGTGGTGATAATATTACCGCAGTAGAATCAGAAACCGCTTATGTACCACAACTTAATATTGGAACGGTAGGAAGTGGTACTTCAGTTAATAATTTAGGAATAGATAGTGGAGGAAATGTAGTTGCTGGTACATCGGGAGGTGGAACATTTAACTGGTGTGATCCTGTGGTTATGTCAGGAAATACATCTGGGTGTTGTATTGATACTTTATGGGTATCTACTATATCTGGGTGTTCTCCGGTAACTATAGGAAAAAGTATTACTACGATTAGTTCTACCGTAGAGGGAATATCTTCTATTGCTTATGGGCAAAATACCCTAGTAGAAGCGGATAATTCTAATATACTTGGTGGGGTAAGTAATCAAATAAAAGCCCCTAGCACCTATAATAGTGATAATTATACTCTTTCATTTAGTGCATCTAATACAAATACTATTACTATATCCTATACCGCCAGTGCCCCTCTAAGTGCACTTCAAGTAGAATTTATTAATGATTATGGGGACCCAATTCTCCCTACTATCACTGGAGTAACGGATGAAACCGGAGGTATATTGAGCACTGTCGCCTTTAGTGATATTTCAGCATTAATTGTTTCTTTTACTGGTAATCAATTACTTGCTGGTAGCGGTACCATAATGAGTGTTGGTTTTGATGGTCCTATTACTAGCTTTTTCTCACCTTTGGGGGATGGTAAAGTTTTAAGTAAGGCACGAATAGGGGGTGATAATACTGTTATTTTTACGGGTGGAACTGGCAATGGAGGTGATATAAATGGGGATACGACTTATAATGTATTAGATGTGGTGGCGATGATTAATGGGTTACTCACTAACAACAATTTAAATGGGGTAAGTGCACTAGCGTGGAATTATTGTATACCTGCTACTTCCGCCGGAAATATGAGTGGTAATGATGGGGTTGAAAATGTAGTTGGTCTGATACAGAATATATTAGCGTTGATACCAGGATTCGCATTACCGGGGCCACCACCTATAGATAGTTATTGTGGTTTTGAAAACATTTATGGTGGTACAGGTAATTCTAACATCTTAGGTGGTGAAGATAATACTATTAACACCGTCAATGCATCAATTATTGGTGGTAAGGATAATATTGTTGATGGTCCATCAGGATCTATCATTGGTTCTACTCGTTCCTATTTATCAGGAAATAGAAGTGTTATTTTAGGAGGTGATAGTATAAGTGGGAGTAATCATGATACTGTATATGTTCCCACTTTAAATATTTCTACCTTATGCGCAGCAAGTGGGGTTACTTCTTTTAATAATCTTTTAATAGATGAGAAAGGGTATGTAGTAGTTGGTGACTCGCAAAAAGAGTGGAGTTGGTGTGATCCGGTGGTTAGGTCAGGAAATACATCTGGTTGTTGCATCAATACTGTATGGACACATGCGGTTAGTGGTTGTTCGGATTTATATATTGGTACAGATGGAGATATCTATTTACAAACCATTCCTGGACCAGCAAGTGGTCATACTAGCGTATATATTAATGAATTAGGTCAAGTAGGGATAGGAACTACTGAGCCATTTGCATGGGTAACTCCGAGCCCAATGACTGGTAAAGGAATAGAGATCCATAATGATGATTCTAATAATAAAATACCTTTAGCGTTAACTGAATTAGGGGTACAAAGATGGTATATAGAAACTGATTTTGCAAACCCAAATAATCCTGTACAAATAAAAGGAAGTAGTGATATAAATTTAATGACATGGTTTACTTCTAGTAGTACACCAAGATTGGGGGTAGGGACGACTGACCCACAAGGAACACTACATCTTTCACGAAACGGAGGGGTTGCCGATCAAACAAAATATCCCGATGAAACTAATATTGTAGTTAATAACACAAGTGCGGGATGGACGGGATCTACTTCAGAAACACCTAATAAATCATCATTCCGATTTGATCATACACAAACTGAGAGGAGTGGTGGTTTAATTGCATCAGTAAGAACCCCGGAATGGGATAGTTTTGGTCCCGGAAGTGGTAGTACTACTTTAGAAATATGGAACGCATCAGAAGATACTTTATATAAAAGAATAGAAATAGAGCCGGATGGTACTACTACAATTTCCGGTAATACAGTAATTGGTGGAAATTTAAATATAGGAAATGTATTAACCACACCATCATCTTATAATTTAGGAATAGACTCTAATGGTTTTGTAACTAGTGGTACTACATTCTCTTGGTCGGATCCAGTAGTTAAATCAGGTAATACATCAGGAAGTTGCATAATAGATTTATTTGTAAGCAATATTCACCCCTGTTCTCCACTAAATATTATTCCTAATAGTGAAGATAATCTTTTTATTGGGTCAGGTTTCACTTTTGATTTAACAACAAATGTTGACCAAAGATTAGGTATTAATACTGCTTCTCCTGAAGCCAATTTACATATTAAAGGATTAACACCACCATTATTCGATAATTTATTTTTAATAGAGGATAGTGCAGGTAATGTGGTAATGGGGGCTAATGATGAAGGGGCATTAGCCATTGGTGTTGACCCGCATGATATTGCAATGAGTGGCGAATCTTCTTTATTCATTAAAGGAGATAGTAATACAACTACCGGACCATTTGATGATGAAAATATAGCGTTAAGAGTAGTTAATAGTTCCAATAATAATATATTATTAGTTAAAAATGGTGATGGTGTTACTGGTGATGGTACCGTTGCTATTAATGGAACGTGGAATGGTGGACCATATTCGGATACGGCTTCTTTATGTGTATATGGATCACAATCAGGCTCAGGCGCTACTTTAAATACACTATTATTGGCAGATGCAAATACTAACACTATTGGAAGTATTGGTGCAGATTCTAGGTTTCGTTTTGCACCTACACTTGAGTGGGGAATGCTTAAAGTGGGTAATAGTTTTTATGATAAAGAAGATGGTAAAGTCCATATCAGTCCTACTACTCGTCCTTTAGGAGGTAATGAATGGCCAACTATTAGTAATAATATGTTGAGAATTGATGGTTTTGAAAATACCGGAGCTCCCTGGACAGGGTATACGAGTAATATATTTGTAGTAGATAATTTTGGTAATGTGAATGTTAAGAAAAGGACAACTACGGAGAATTTCACAATGACATCAGGACCAACTGCTGGTTATGTTTTAACATCAGATGTTAGTGGTAATGCTAGTTGGCAACCTGCATCAGGTACAACATATTGGGAAGAAGGTTCAGGACTAAAAGATACATTAGGGGGTCACACAATAAGTAGTGGTACAACCACGGATTTTTCTATCATTGCAGGTGGTGAGAATAGTAAAATCCTTGGGGATAGTACTAATACTAAGTGGAATGCAATAGTAGGAGGAGCCAACCATCAAATATGGGGAGGCTTTACATCCAGCTATAATGCTATCTTAGGTGGTGACACTAATCAGATTGGTGGATTAGGTGCTCAACATGACGGATGTACTATAATAGGCGGTGACAATAATTTAATAACAGGCATCTGTGATAACACAGTCATAATAGGTATGACTGGGGCAACAGTGGCCGGCGTTTCGAATACTGTTTTTATGCAAGGTATAAATATCGGTACAACAGGAATACCCACAACTCAGTTCCGTTTGGCGGATGGAACACAACAAAATGGATATGTATTAACTTCTGATGGTAGTGGTAATGCTAGTTGGCAAGTAGGTGGTGGTGGAACACCTTTCTCTTGGTCAGACCCTGTAGTTAAATCGGGAAATACATCAGGAGATTGTATAGATATTCTATGGGTATCAATCATCTCAGGTTGTTCTCCAGTAACAATAGGTGATAGTGTACAATCTCAAGGGTGTAGCGCCAGCGGTGAAAATTCTCAAGCGTGGGGTAAAAATACCGAAGCCACCGGCACTACTGCTCATGCTGAAGGTGAAGAAACTAAAGCATATGGTGAGAATTCACATGCTGAAGGTAAGACTAGTAGGGCGATTGGGAATCAATCTCATGCCGAAGGAAACAATACTCTCGCCAGTAATACGGCCGCCCATGCCGAAGGAGGATGGGATGGAGAAGGTGGAGCCGTAGGAACTACTGCAAGTGGGTTATCTTCACATGCTGAAGGGGCAGGGACTACTGCAGAAGGAGATTATTCACATGCAGAAGGAAAAGGAAGTATGGCGAGTGGCTCTCAATCTCATGCTGAAGGAGGAAGTACGGCTAGTGGATCAGCTGCCCATGCCGAAGGAGACGGAACAACCGCTAGTGGAGATAGATCCCACGCTCAAGGGTATAATACTGTCGCCATGGGATTACAGTCACATTCCGCTGGGGCTAGAACAATCGCTAGTGGGGGTGCCTCTTTCGCTAGTGGTGATGGAGGAGGCCCTGAGTATGAAATAGTTGCGAGTGGGAAGACAAGTTTTGTACATTATAGTAAATCCCTACCTATAGGAGGCCGTATAGGTGCATGGTCGGATTATTCTACAATATTAGGTGGTGTCGATCATAACATTGTGGAGGGTAATGACAATTCTATTATTTTAGGAGGAGATAGTAATGAAATTGTAGGACCAAATTCAGAAAACACATTTATTATAGGGGGTGATAGTAATACACTAAACATTACGAGCGGCACGATGAATAGTGGAATTGTAGGGGGATTAGAAAACTTTATAGGAGATACCCCATATGGTGGTAGAGCACATCAAAGTGTTATTGTTGGGGGTCAGAAAAATGAAGTGACTGGCATCATCAAGGACTGTTTTATAGGAGGTGGTAGTGGTAATACCATAGATGACAAGAATAGAAGTGTAATCTTAGGAGGACAGGGGATAACTGCTACCGAGGACGATACAGTATATGTGCCAAACCTTGAGGTAAGGGGAGACTTAAATTTATGTTCAGGAGGAACTCTATATGTATCTTCTATATCGGGATGTTCCCCAGTAGTGATTGGTGGAGAAGTAGAAATAACAGGTCCCTTAAGAGTAGATGGTGCGTTAACAGTAGATGGTACCTCTGTTGGTGGTTCTCCTTATACAACTAAAGCTGGTGGTGCCGTTATTGATTGGGATTACTCAACAGACGGACCAAATATTAAAGTTATTTTGTCGGGTGGGGTAGCAAATCAATTAACAGTGGATAGTATAAGCTCCTTCCCTAATGGAACTTCTGGATTTATTATTATTGATCCTACTTCTACAACTACTTATAAACTACCGGACGAAGATTATGATAGTGGTGCAGGTATAAAAAGTTATATATCCAATGCAGATCCCGCATTAGGGGGAAGTAATCCTGTAAGACTTCAATATACATATGATGGAACTACTTTTTGGTTTGATAAATTTACAAATATGGTTAATCCAATCTATCCTCCATCTGTTGAGTTTGATACCACAAATCTAATAGCATTTTACCATCCAGAAAGTTTTAACCAATCAGTTAGTGGTCCAGTTACTATAAATGAGACAGTTCCTAATATAGCATCCAGTGCAATTATAGGTGATTTAGAAATTATGTCAAATGTAAGTGATTTTAATTATGTAGTAAGAAATGATGGTACAAGTACTCCAGCGTATTGGGAAATGGGGAATGATTTAAATATTATAACAAATCCGGTAACACTTACTAGTATACCAAGCGATGTTAGTGTAAGTATGTATATACATGCTAAATCTGGTGGGTTTGCTACTGTTGGTGATTCTGCTCTTTTTGATTTCTATGATGGAACTGGAGACTATCAAGAAACATTTTATATAGATTCTTCGAGAGTGTTTTATAGTTGGGACCCGGGACATACTTTTGGTTATCCTTCACTGCAAGATTATTCCGGTAATCCAGGTGGTGTTAATTTCGAAGATGAATGGATTTTTATTTCTTATGGAATAAATGATACGAGTAATGAACTAACTTTATATGTTGGTTGTCAAAGTTCACTGGATGCGGCAGTCGCCGCTAGTGGAGCTACAAACTGGGACTATGATGGATTAGGTACTTTGTTACCAGTTGATGAGTACGGATTATATAAAGAAACTGCAAGCGTTACAATTACAGAAGCTAGTTTTGATCAGTTTATTATTGGTCAAAATGCAGATGGTGTTACAGTGCCGGAGGGGGCTCGATGTCAAATCGGAATGGTAGGTGTTTTTGGAGTTGTTCTTGGGGATGCTCAAGTGGTGGCAAACTGGGTAGGTTCACGATCAACTTATTATATAACTTAATATATAAACATTATAATATTGGAAAAATCGATTAAAAAAATATTAAAAGAATATACCATTAAGAAGGTTATAAAAGAAGAAGTGGCGCTAGAGGGTATTAATTTTAAAGATCTTTATCAAGAAATGTGGAATAAAATGTTGTATGGGGTTTGTATGAAATATACCAACGATATTAATCAGGCCCAAGATTATTGTCAGAATGGATTTATGAAAGTATATAAAAATTTAGGTTTGTTTGATGGAGGAGGATCACTAGAAGGGTGGGTGCGTCGCGTCATTAATAATAATATTCTTGATGAACTAAGGAAAAGAAAAATAAAATATAGTGAAGAAGAACCCAAATGGGGTATAACTGATAAAGATGAAACTGAGCCTCAACATTTTGATGAAAAACATACCGAAGGAATTAGTGCGAGTGATGTAATTAAGTTATCATCAAACCTAAGTCCTAAATATAAAGAAATATTTGATTTATATTACTTGGATGGGTATAAACATCAGGAAATTGCAGAAAAATTAGGTATAACAGTAGGCACATCTAAATCTAATTTATATAAAGCTAAAGCAAATATTAAAAAATATTTACAAAAATAAAATATTTATATACATATGGAATTCTTTATAAATAAAAATAGTACATTACCTAATCTAAAAATGGAGCTCATTAATGATGGTCGTAATGATTTTAGAAAGTTTTTTGAAAAAATACAGAACGCAACCATTCAATTTAATATGTATGATGTTAATACTAACCTTAAAAGAATTGCTAAGGCTAGTGCAGGAATAGAACTAAAATGTGAAACATGTGAGATTGGGGGAGACGAACCGGAATATTATATTGTTTATAAATGGGCACCTAGAGATACCACAAAACCAGGAAAGTTCAATGGGGAATTTATAATTACCTTTTTAGATGGTACTGGCACTCTTATTGCTCCAATTCGAAGTGAACTTTTTATTAATATCCTCGATAATTGATAATTCAAATATTTTTCGTATATTTGTAAGTAAATCAATTAGTAATGCCTGCAAGTGTAGAAGAAATAAAAAAGTATTTAGAAGGATACGATGATCAAAAATATATTGTAGGGGTAGAAGCCTCTTACAGAGAAAAACGTGTCCATTTAATTATCCATGATCCAGAAAAGGGTAAACGAATAGAGCGTCATACTCTAAAGCCTTTTTTATGGATGAAGACTCCTGATGTTGCAAAACTCTATGGGGGGGATAGAAAAAAGATTAAATCTAAAATGCGGGAGTTTGGGATTAAATTTATTAGATTATCTACTGATGATAAAGATGGTGAGACAACACAACGATTAGAAGATGGTTATAAATTTTTAGTTAGGGGTAGAGGAACTTATGGAGAATTATTAAAATTCTTTAAAGATGGTGGTATGGGTGTTTATGATGAAGAACATAGAGATAATTTTATCGCTATTAATCCAACCGAACAATTTTTAATTCAGAGTGGAAAAAGATTATTTAAAGGGTTAGATGACTATGAAGAAGTCCATCGAGTATCTTTTGATTTAGAAACTACTGGGTTATACCCAAAAAAGGATAGGATTTTTCAGATTGGGGTTAAGGACAATAGAGGATTCCAACATGTTCTTTCTATTAATGGGGAGACTAGACGGGAGCTGAGAAGTAGGGAAGCAGAAGCGATTACTACATTTTTTAAAATTATACACCACTTAAAACCATCTATAATTGCTGGTTATAATTCCGAAAATTTTGATTGGGATTTTATTGTTACGAGATGTCAAATATTAAATATTGATATAGTTAAAATAGCAAAAACTTTAGGTCCAATTCCCTTTTATAGAAAAAAACAATCTCTTAAAATGGGACCCGAAATGGAATATTATGAACAAACAGTTATGTGGGGATATAATATTATGGATGTTTACCATGCAGTTCGAAGAGCACAAGCAATTAATTCTTCTATTAAACAAGCAGGATTAAAATATATTACCCAATATTCAAATGCTTCAAAAACTAATAGGGTTTATATTGATGGTAATAAAATTAGTGATGTGTGGCATGATAAAGAAAATAAATATTGGTTTAATGATTCTAATGGAGAATGGGGAATATTAAATGGGGTATTACCAGAAAATTCTATTCAAGTAAAAGGAGAATATATTGTAGAAAGGTATCTGATAGATGATTTATGGGAAACAGAAAAGGTGGATAATATATTTAATCAAGCGACTTTTTTATTAGCTAAAATATTACCTACTTCCTATATGAGAACTGCAACAATGGGAACGGCGGCGACATGGAAATTATTAATGTTAGGTTGGTCTTTTCATAACGGCTTAGCTATTCCTCATACTACCCCTGCTCAACGATTTACTGGGGGGTTATCGAGACTTTTAGAGGTGGGGTTTACTAGAAATGTAGTCAAATTTGATTTTGCCTCTCTATATCCCTCGATACAATTAACCCATAATGTATTTACAGATTGTGATGTGACTGGTGCAATGAGGGGGTTATTACAGTATAATTATGATTATAGAAATTTATATAAAAAATTAAAATCGGATTATGCAAAAAAAGGAGAAAAGGAAAAATCTGCATATTATGATAAAAAACAATTACCACTTAAGATTTTAAATAATGGTATGTTCGGATCAATTTCTGCCCCTCATGTATATCCATGGGGAGATGTGGATATGGGTGAGAAAATAACGTGTACTGGGAGACAATATTTGCGACATATGATTAGATTTTTTAATAAAAAAGGGTTTAAACCATTAGTTGGGGATACTGATGGGTTTAATTTCTCTTTACCTGATGATATAGAAAAATATGTTTATACTTCAAATGGAAAACATAGATTTAATGTGGTAGGCAAAACTTATACCGGTATGGAAGCTACAGTCGCCGAATATAATGATAAATACATGAAAGGTGTTATGGGGTTAGATGTAGATGAAATATGTGAAGCCACTATAAACATTGCTCGGAAAAATTATGCTGATCTAATAGATGGGAAAGTAAAATTAGTAGGTAACACTATTAAATCTAAAAAATTACCTACTTATATTTCTGAATTTATAGATAAGGGTATTGAGATGTTATTAAATGGAAATGGGTATGGTTTTATAAATGAATATTATGATACTTTAGAAAGGATATATAATCAAGAAATTCCTTTGTCTAAAATCGCCAATAAATCTAGAGTAAGAATTAGTATTGTAGATTATTTAAAAAAATCTAAACTCCTTAATAAAGCAGGTAATCCACTACCTAGACAAGCCCATATGGAATTAATATTAAAAGAAGAATTAAGTGTTTCATTAGGGGATACCATCTACTATGTAAATACTGGTACTAGAAAATCTCATGGGGATATCCAAACTAAAACAGATAAGAAAACAGGAGAAAAGAAAGTAATGATTAATTGTAAATATATTTCTAATGAAATAATAGAGAATCAGCCGGAGACTACTGGGGGATATAATATTGAACGGTATATAGATGCGTTTAATAAAAGAGTTAAACCATTATTAGTATGTTTTAATTCTAATATTAGAGATGATATTTTAATTATATCTCCTCTTCATCGTCAATATTTTACTAAACAAGAATTAATATTGACTTCGGGGTGCCCTTATAATATAGAAGATCAGGATACCCTAGAAAATTTATTAAATATTACGGATGAAGAAACTTTATTTTGGGAAAGAATAGGGATGTCTCCTACTTATATGTTTGAGGATTATGATATAATGGATGAATTTTCAATTATATAACAAATAACCCCAGTGGTCGGTAACTTAATGCTTTATTTAAATTTTCTGCTTCGCCCGCTTTAAGCTCTAATTGTTTTGCATTACTTAATCTTTCTAATCTAGCATCTAATTCTTCAAATAATTTTAATTGGTCTTCTTTACCTTCACTTAACAAACTTTCATAATCCATTGAGAGTTCAGCTTCAGGAACTTTTAATGATCCACTAAATTTACCTCTTACTCTTCCTAAGGCTTCTTTAAATAATGCAGTTAAATATCTTCTTACCCATACTCTAGTTGGTTCATTTAGGTCAGAATATTGTAAACGAGATAAAGGAACTTCATTAGGTAATTTAATAATATCTTTATTTTCATTTAAGCAATTATTTATTTCTTCTTCCGTCATCCCACCTGTATCATAGTAATAATACCATACTTTAGTTCCCGCTAACCCTATCATTGATCCTGTAAGACCACCAGCAGAAAAAGATAAGCGACTTCCTGGAATAGGCATTAAATGTAATAATCTAGTTCCGTTAGGTCCGGCAGTTACTTTATATGTTAATTCACTTCTTAATAATTTAGATTTTAAACTAAAATCAGCGGCCCTTAATAATACATCGAAAGCGGGTGCAACATAAAAACCACCATTTCCGAGTCCTCCTCCTTGACCCCATCCAGCATATGGAACTTGACCAAATCCTCCACCAAATCCATAATCGCCAAAACCGGCAAAAGAATAGAGAGCATGATCAGTAGAATTTGGTGTAATCCATAATATTTCATTAACTTCTCTTCCTCCTGGAATTTGGTAAACTTGCTTCCCAGCCTCTACAGTTACATAATCTTTTTTTAATTCCCACGGACCTCTATCCTGTAATCCTACTTGTTTAGAATAAGCATAAGAAAAATTAGATTCGAAATCTAAAGATCTAGTGGTTAATGCAAAAGCTATATCTATCTGACTTGCTTCATTACCTAATAATGATGCCCACTGGTTTTCTATCAACCAATCTTGAACTCGCTGAGCATAATCTTCTATTGCGGTTTCCAATAAAGAGCACATTTGGTCCCAATCCAGTTCAATTTTTCTGATGGGTGCACCTAGTCGGTGTTTTATTAAAGTAAAAAGTTCGTCTTTTATATTATCATTTATTGCATTAGCCATAACAAAAGTATTTATTTATAAATATTCACATATTTATTAAATGATGAAAAGATATAGAATAAAAGAAATTTTAAAAGAAGAGACTAGCTATGAAGTAGAAGAAGATCTTTTTCCTTATACTAAAACAAAAACAAAAACTCAAACGGATATTGCCGTTGGGTTGATGCATAAAGCAATGAATCATTTAGCTTCTGCATTAAGAAATATTGAATCGGCTATCCAATTTGCCGATGAAACCAACGATGATAATCTATTAAAAGAATTAGAGGATATTAGAAAATCATTATTACATAGTCAAGGACAAGGCGCTGGTTGGGAAGGTAATGAAGAACACGACAATATTATTAATCAATTAGGGAACTTAATTGGGGAGTATAGTACAAATTATGAAAATTTTAACTTAAGTGGTTCCCACGATGAGACTGCTCCAACAGGTAATTTTGAATAGATTTCCCTGCTTGTTCTATAGTTTTAAATGATCTTTCCGGAATAAATGCTTGTTTTCCAATAACTACCGCAGGAAGAAACTCACTTTTAACTGCCTTAGAAAAATTTTCATATACTTGTTCATGAACATCCACATCTTTTTCTACAAAAGAGATATTATTTTCATTTAATATTTTTTTAAGTTTATCACAATGAGGACATCCCTTCATTGTAAACATTATAACTTCCATCATCAACTTTATTTATAAATTCTGTTATTATATCATCATCACCCATAATGGTGTCGATTATTTTTTTCTTTTCATTTAATATATTCCACACTAAAGTATCAATAGTATTATCAATTAACATATAATAAATATTAACAGTTTTATTTTGTCCAATTCTATATGCCCTATCTTCTGCTTGTTCATGATTTCCCGGTACCCAATCTAAAGAATTCATTATTACTATTTCTGCCGCATTTAATGTTATTCCTACCCCTGCTGCTTTAATTTGACCAATAAAAACCATACACTTCTCATCCTCTTGAAATTTATCTACTGCTAATTGTTTTTGTTTATCTGTCATTCCTCCTCTTAAACATACTGCCTTATCACCAAAATGTCTAATAAATTTATCCATTTCATCATTAAAATTACAAAATATGATGGATTTTTTACCTAATTCTATGGCTTCTTCCGCTTTTTCTATACTATAGGGTACGGTTTCCATGGCAATAAAAGTGCGGAGTAATGTCATTTCTACTAATTCTTTAAAAGGATTGCCTTTTTTTCCTTCTAATTTTCTTTTAGTGAGATATTCATTCCACACATTTTTATATCCTTCTTCATTTTGTAATTCTAAATAAATTGGGGTGGTTAATTTATCAGGTAAATCTAATACCTCATCTTTTTTTCTTCTTAATATTGTTCTTTTGGTTTTATTATTTAATTCTTCCAGATTTGAGGCTCCTGTTGTTACCCAAATATATCTCCCCCCTTTTTTAAATCTTATTCCTTCACAATAAGTGCGCGCATAATGTACCCAGTTATTGGCTACACTACAATCTATAATAGATAATAAATTATAATAATCCATGGGTCTATTAGCAATGGGTGTACCTGTTAATAACCATATACGTTCTGGGGAGAATTTTTTTGCAATATTTTTTAATATTTTACCCCTTATACTTTTATGGTTTTTAACAAAATGTGCCTCATCTAAAATTATAAGATCGGGATTATACTCTACTATTTCTCTTCGTATTTCCCAATCTTCATATTTTTTACCTCTTTCTTCTATAGTATGGAAATTTTTAAGTATATCATAATTAATAATAGTAAATCTAGCGGGATCCCAATGTTTACCATTAATAATGGACACATCCTCACAAAAATTTTGTATTTCTCTCATCCAATTAATTTTTAAAGAAGAAGGGCATACTATTAATATTCTTTCTGCCCCACATTCTAATGCTGCTACTATGGACTGATATGTTTTTCCCAAACCCATATCATCGGCTAAAATACACTTTAGATTTTTTAATAAGAATTCAATTCCCGTTTCTTGATGATTAAATGCTCTCCACCCTCTTTTATCTAAAAGTTGGTATTTTTTATAATCGATATTTATTTTTATGTCTTTAAAATGAATATCGTCAATTAATTGAGTTTTAGGTATCCATATTAATTTGATATCTTTTTGGTTTTTATAAAATTTACAAATAACATGGATTGCTTTATCTGATTCAGCTAATAAAGTTTCTATGAGAATTTTTTTAATCGGTGTGGTTAACTTATGTTCTTCTTCTAATTGTTTACTATAATAATCGGTAATCTCAATTATTTTATTTATTTCTTTAGGTATGAAATTATAATAGGATTTAACGTATTTAGATTGGCTCGTGGTTAAAAAATATGATTTTTCTGTTAGGCTTTTTTTCTTCATGTAATTTATATAGGGGTTTTTGCCTACATAAGATTTTAATATATCTTCAGAATCTAGACCTTTTATATCTTTTATATCTAACATAATTACAATTATACACATTTTTTTATTAACTATAAATATTTATGTATAAAAGATAGATGAAAACTAACAGAAAAATACCTATAACTAGGGTAAATAAATTTTTTTCACAGGATGACTTTGATTTAGAAAAGGAATTTGGTAGAGAATGGTTAGAGGGAGATATTAATATAAAAGTAATTTTATTTCAGGTAGAGCGGGGTGAATCTACCACCGATGATATTTATGGTGAGGCAGATAGAGATGAAATAAGGTTTAAAGCACCAGTAGAGGTAGTAGTTAATTTTAATATGGCGGGTCCTGATAATAAAGCATATAATCCTGATGGTTCTTTAAGGTTTTTGGAGCATGGAAATATAACTTTCGGGGTGTACCAAGATCATTTAGATGAATTAAAGGTAGAGATAAACTATGGAGATTATATTGGTTATCCTGAAACCGAGACCAAATTAAAATATTTTACAGTTAGTAATAATGGAATAATACATTCAGATAATGCACATACTATATTAGGGTTTAAAGGATTTTATAGGACTATCATATGTGTACCTACTGATCCAGATGAATTTCAAGGAGTTTAATTATGGGATTACCAAAAAATTATAGAAAAAATTTAAAAATAACTCCGACATTGGAGGGGTTTGAAGCGAGACAAGCAATATTAAATAATATTGCCAATCCAGGCACTTATTTACCTAAAGGGATATTACATGAGGATATGGATAGAGATTTTATTGATTATGTAACTAATGGGATAGATTTAGTGTTAGGTGGAGAAAAGGTTCCAGTAATATTTTTAAGTATACAAAGATGGGCTGAATTTGCTAAAACTTGGCAGTTTTCTGATGTAAATAAAAATATTAAAATTCCATTTGTTACTATTGTTAGAAAGCCGGATCCACAAGTGGGGACTAATTATGCTGGTGCGTTTAATATTCCGGGAAAACCTACTTTTACCTATATGAAAATACCTACTTGGGATGGTAATATTAAAAGTTTTGATATCTATCAAATACCCCAACCTGTTTCGATAGATTTAACTTATGAATTAAGATTATTTTGTAATAAAATGAGGGATCTTAATAAGTTTAATAAAAAATTATTGGAGGCATTTTCCGCAGGACAAAAATATTTACGGATTAATGGTCATCCCATTCCATTAATGTTAGATAGTATAGGAGATGAGAGTGTGATAAATAATCTAGATGAAAGAAAATATTATGTCCAACTTTATACAATTAAAATGTTAGGTTATTTATTAGATGAAGATGAATTTAAAGTCACACCGGCCATTAGTAGGGGAATGTTATTTTTTGAGACGGAGGAGAATAGTAATACTGCTGCCTATCAAATAGTAAGGGAACCTGATAATAATATTATAACTATAAATATTCATTTTAAACCGGGAATTAATTTCTTTAAATTACCAGTTAAAAAAAATGTATCCTATACCGAAATGATAAATTATAATATTTCTACTTCTGATATAAAAATCAATGGTAGTACGGTGACTGTTCCTTTTACAGTAGTAGACAATGATTTAGTAGAGATAACTATTTCTAAAGTGGATGTAACTGAAAATGCCTATATTACATTAAAAGGAACAAACGCATAATTTATTTATCTTATAGATCTCCGTATATATCTTTTTTAGGGGTACATTTTTCCCTTATTATTTTTTCTACAAATGCAAACATTTTAAGCCCATTTTCTTCACAATATTTTTTTAGAATGGTATGTGTGGATGGGGTTATCTTTAAATTTTTACTTCTTTCCATAGGTTTTTTTATATAAGTATGATAAAAGTATGAAAAACATCATACTTTTTTTAAATTCACCCTTATAAAAAAAATACTTTCGATAAAACTGGTATATTTATAATAAAAAGATTATATAATACAAAAAATTAAAAATAAATTAGATGGCATCAACAGATAGAATTTTTGTTAGTCCTGGTGTTTTCACCTCAGAAAAGGATTTAACATTTGTAACGAGACAAGTGGGGGTCACCACATTAGGGTTATTAGGAGAAACCCCAAAAGGTCCGGCATTTGAACCAGTTTTCATTAATAATTATGATGAGTTTATTAGTTATTTTGGATCTTTGGATTCGGAAAAATTTAAAGCCACAGGATTTCATAAATACGAATTAAATTACATAGCAAAATCTTTCCTAACTCAAACTAACCAATTATATGTTAGTAGAGTTTTAGGTATTTCAGGATATAAAGCAGGGCCAGCTTGGTCTATTACTTTAGATTCTGCAGTAGATCCAGCCACTCTTTCGTCAGGAACCTCTACTACTTATGCTGGTGTTTCCTGTTTATTAAGTTATAGTGCGAGCACAGGTGGTACACCGGTTACATTAACATGGTCAGACGCTACATTAGAAGCCCTTTATGGTGCAGGAGAAATTTCTTCATTATTTAGTAGTTTAGGAACTTTATCGGCTGGAGCAACTATATCGGAAAGTACTATTAAATATGTTAAAGCTCCCGGTACTGGTTGTGGATTTTCCGGCGCCACCTTTACTATGGACCTCGCTAGTGTGGGATCTGGCGGTGCTGGGTTTGTTACAGGGTGTACAAGTGGTACCGTAGTAACATATACGGCAGATTGTTATGATGATATAGATGGTGCAGTTATTGCCACTCTTAGATCAAGAGGAGATTATGGTAGTGATCAAATTATGGATTTTACTGTAAGTGCAGCAACTGATGCAGTTATGGCAAATACGGCAGCTATTGTAACTAACCCATTTGGTGCATTTTCTATTACTGGAACTACCAGAACTGGAGCAGATTTTAATTATACGGTTTCTTTAGATAGAACTAAGAAAACTTATCTTCCTGGTGTGTTTGGTATAGAAGCACAAGATAAAGGGACTGAATTATGGGTAGAGGAATTATATATAAATGTTTTAGAAGATTTATACGATGCGGGTAAAGTATATGGATTAGATATTACATTTAATGGTATTGAAGTTAGTGACATTCATAATCTTGATGATTATCAAGAACAATGGAAATCTGGTGAATCTCCTTATGTATTATCTGAATTAAGAGGTAATAAACTACAACGACTATTTAGATTTATTACTATTTCGGATGGAGACGCAGCAAATTATGATGTTAAATTTTCTATTGTTAATATTAATCCGGGAAATAAGACATTTGATTTACTGGTAAGACGATTTTTTGATAATGATGATAACATTTCTACTGTAGAAAAATATTCTAGAGTTAGTATGGATCCAACCGATAACGGATTTATTGGAAGAAAGATAGGTACTGCAGATGGTGAATTTCCATTAAGAAGTAGATATATTATGGTAGAATTAGCAGAAAACTTTCCAACAGATGGTATACCTGCAGGTTTTGAGGGTGTAGTAAATAGAGAATATATTGGTGACAGATCATCTATGCCACCACCAATAGAATATAAAACTGCATATCAAACTGGTATTAATGTTTCTAAATTAAGAAAAAGATATTTAGGGTTAAATTCATTAATAGGAGTAGATCAAGATTTCTTCGATTATAAAGGATTAAATGCGATTAATAGTGGGGTATGGACTGGTAAAACAGATGGTTTCCATTTAGATGTAAATGCGTTAGGTGCTGAAATTTCAGCGGGAGATGCAAGTTATTTCCCTACTTTACAAGTGGGTATATCGGCCTTTACTACAGATGCAAGTTTAGTTGGTGGTCCTTATGAAAAATTATCGGCAAGGAAATTTACTTTCGCTCCATTTGGTGGATATGATGGTTGGGATATATACAGAACTCAACGAACCAATTTAGATAGTTATACTAAAAATGGAAGTAAGGGATCACAAGGATTAACCCAAGGAACCTTTACTACATACACTACTAGTGAAGGTGATGAAGGTATTACTTCAGATTACTATACATTCTTAGAAGGATTATATACTTATAACAATCCTGAAGCAGTTAATATAAATGTATTTGCCAGTCCCGGTCTTGATTTACGTGATAATATAGATTTAGTGGGGAATGCGGTTGATGTGATTGAAAATGATAGAGCAGATTCATTATATATTATTACAACACCAGATGTGGATGACGATGGATTTGCATTAACTCCAGATGAAGCAGTTGATATTGTTGAGGATTCAGATATAGATAGTAATTATTCCGCCACTTATTGGCCGTGGTTACAAATGAATGATACTGAAAATAATATGTATGTATGGTTACCACCTACTTTAGAGGTAGTGAGAAATATAGCACTAACGGATAACATAGCGTTTCCTTGGTTTGCAGCTGCAGGGTTAAATAGAGGTACCACAAATGCAATTAAAGCAAGAGTTAAACTTACCTTAGATCAAAGAGATGTACTTTATGAAGGTAGAATCAATCCAATGGCAACATTCTCAGATGTGGGAGTAGTAATATGGGGTAATAAAACACTCCAAGAAAAAGAAACCGCACTTAATAGAATTAATGTTAGAAGGTTGTTGTTACAAGCTAGAAAACTTATTTCAGCAGTTTCTATTAGATTGTTATTTGAACAAAATGATGATGTTGTTAGAAATCAATTCTTAAGCTTAGTTAATCCTATTTTGGATAATATTAGAAAAGAAAGAGGGTTAATTGATTTTAGGGTGGTATTGGATGATACTCCAGAATCTATTGATAGAAATGAGTTAAATGGTAGGATATTTATTAAACCAACTCGATCATTAGAATATATTAGTATAGAATTTAATATTACTAATACTGGTGCTAATTTTGATGATATTTAATAGGTATTATCATTTAGGTATTATAATTAAACCCACTAAGGTGGGTTTTTTTATTTATAATAATATTTATTAAATATGAAAATCATACTCACAGAATCCCAATTAAATTTGTTAATACACCATAGTGTTGGATTGGGGAGTAATTCATATAAAAAAATTATTACAGAAGGGGCTGGATGGAAAGCATTATGGCAAGCCGTTAAAACTAGTGTCAAAGAAGCTCCTGAGGTTACCTTTGGTTTATTAACTAAATCTTATATAGGAAAGGTAAATAAAGTATTAAACAACATTCCTCCCGGTCAAATAGTGTTAGGGACTCAACAAGCACAGAAAATTATGAATATTGCTAAGGGATTAGCAACCAACCCTGTTGTTAAAGATAATATTCTACAATTACTTAAATTAACTAAGATCCCCCTAGATAGTCCCAATATTGAAAATATAACAAATATGTTAATAAACATGCAGTCCTTAATATTAAGAGGAGTGGCTAGAGGAGATAATGCCACTATAATTGCTAAAGATATTAATGCAATAGCGAAAAGTACTTCTCTTAATGCGGCAGATATTACTAGTTTTGCAGATTTAGTATTTAAAAGTACTAAAATTAATAAAATTTTAGGAGGATCAAAATTTGAAGTCGCGCAACAATTTATTGATAAAGTAAATAAACTGAAACCTAATTATATTGCTAATCATGGTATTGATAATTATAATGCTTTAAAACAACAATTTATTGATAATATAATAAATAAGGATGAATTTCTTACAATGTTAAAAGGGAATAAACCTATCAGTGCCACTGTCAAAGCTTTAAAACCTAAAGGAAGTGTATATGGAGATATAGGAAAAGGTAATAAGGTAATTAATGAAATTCTTTTTGTACAAGACAGTAAACAATACATTACATTAGTTAAAACTAAAGATGGTGTATTAAGACCTTTTTATATGCGAACGGGAAGCGGAACACGAGCGGGGGATAAAGCAGAGGGGTGGGCATCGGCCGGTCAGTGGGTACCTTATTTTGGTCATGCAGACTTAGTTAGTAAAGGTGATGGTCACATTAAAGATGGTTGGTTTATTAAACCCAATACTGGGAGACAAGGATTATCTGGTGACGATGTAATCTCTAAAGATTTAGGGAGTGTAATGGGAGTAAACCAACAAATAAGTGGTAAAAATTATGGTGAGTTTGGTGTTCCCAAAAATAATATAACTAATATATCCACTTCAGGAGATGCTAATGCTTGGTTAAGAAGTAAAGGATATGATCCTAGCACCAATTCCTTAACCACAGAACATTTATACAATAATGGAATATTAAGATATTGGAATTTTGATGGAATGCCTTAAAATATGAAACTTAAACTAACAGAATATCAACATAAATTATTATTAGAATTCCAAAAAAGAGCTTATTCATTTGATTGGGACGATAATATATTAATAATGCCTACCAGAATTTATTTGGAGAAAAAAGCAGGTAAAGGGTGGGTACCAATATCGGTATCTACTGAAGAGTTTAGAGATATTAGAAAATTAATAGGAGATAAATTTAGATATGTAAATAATAATCCCTTTTCTTCATTTGTGGATTTTAGAAGTTATGATGCATTTATTAATGATACAAAAGAGTCTTTAAAAAATAATAAATATGGTCCTAGTTTTGATAAATTTAAAGAGGCACTATCTTATGGAAGTGATTTTTCTATTATTACGGCTAGGGGAAATCCCCCTAATGCGATTAAAGATGCAATTAAAATAATAATAGAGGAGGAGTTAAGTGATGAAGAAAAATCTCAGATGAAGGCAAATTTATATGGAACCTCTATTGATCAATATCTTAATTTACAAAATTACTATCCTATTTCTTCTGATGCGTTTATGGAAAAATTTAATATAAAAGCGGAAGCTAGTGATCCTGAAATATCCAAAACATTAGCATTAAAAGATTTTGTAGATAGGGTGGTTAAAGAAGTAGATAAAATAAAAGATGAGAGTGAATTTACGGGTTTAAGTATAGGATTTAGTGATGATGATCTTGGAAATGTAGACTCAGCAGAAAAATATATAGAAGAAACATTAAAAGGATTATACCCTGATGTGAGGTTTTTAGTATATGATACATCGGACCCTTACAACCCTAAGAAAAAAAGAATTATAATAAAGAAGTAATTTTTTTCAAAAGCTGAATATTTATAATATAAAGAATAAAACATTAAATTAAAAAAATAAAAAGATGGCAGATTTATTAATGAGAATGCCGGTTCCTTACGAACCATTGAGGAAAAATAGATTTATCTTCAGATTTCCAGATGATTTAGGAATTCAAGAATGGTGGGTTTCTACAGGTTCACGGCCAAAATATACTAGTGATGAGGTGGCAATACCTTTTCTTAATACCGAAACTTATGTAATAGGTAGATTTAGATGGGAAACTATTTCCGTAGCATTTAGAGATCCTATTGGTCCTTCCGCAACTCAAGCATTAATGGAGTGGATAAGATTACATTCTGAATCCGTAACAGGAAGACAAGGATATGCGGCAGGATATAAAAAGGATGTAGAATTAGAGATGTTAGATCCTACTGGTGTAGTGGTACAAAAATGGATTTTACAAGGAACTCAAATTAATGATGCTGATTTTGGGGGATTAGATTATAATTCAAGTGATTTAGCAGATATTACTCTTACTTTTAGATTCGATAGAGCTATTAATGTATTTTAATAATATTTTAAAAAATATTTTTAAAAAATTATTATATAAAGCCACCCAGGGTGGCTTTTTTATTGCCGATTAATATTTATATAAAAATACTATAAATGAAACCTAAATTTAAAAATATTACTGAACAAATAGAACGAATGAGATCTTTGTTCGAGGAGGAAAGATTATATGGTAATCTTATTAATGAACAGTGTAGTAGTGCACAAGAAGCATCTGACTATTTAGAAAATTTAGGATATATTGTGGCACAACCTAGTTCCGTGGGGGCGAGAACACAACGGGGAAAATTATTAGCTTGTTTAAATGACCCTATGAATGTTATTCTTAAAAATGCAAATGAACAAGTTAAACATCTAGAAAGTGCTACTCCCGCAGCTAGAGTTGAGATAACAGATAAACCATCTTGTTCATTACTTATAACACCAAAAGTTATGATGGGGAATGCTATTAGGGGTACAATTAAGGCTGATGGGACAGTGTATATTTACTGGGAGAATGGTGATGAAGTATCTATGGTTAATATTGGTATAATAAAATTTATTGGTTATAAAGGGAAGACCACTGATGGTATCACTTATAAAGATTTAGTATATGATAGATGTTACTTACCAACTGGTCAACCAGCCCCAGCTACCAGACAATGGGGAAAGAAAATTTTTGATAGTAGTAATACAAACCCCCCCTGTACCTATGGTGGGGAACCAAGGAGTGGACAACCTACGGTTGCGTTTTTAGAGGAATTAACCGGAATAGAGGAAAGTGGGTACATAAAAGATATGGGTGATAAAATAGCGGCGAATAATAACGTGAGTACAGACGCCTGTCACGTATAATAATTAATATAAAAAATTAAAAAATGAAAAAGGTATTAACATTAAACGAAGAGATTAAAAGAATGAAATCTTTAATGAGTGAAGAAAGACTTTATGGGAATTTAATAGATTCTCCACCTAAGAAAAAAGTTATCACAGAAGGGGCTGGATGGAAAGCATTATGGCAAGCCGTTAAAACTGCGAGTAAAGAAACTCCGGACCTAGCCCTTACTTTAATAAGTAAATCTTATATTGGAAAGGTAAATAAAGCTTTAAGTAAGCTACCGGAAAGTGGAATACTAGCAGCAAAACAAGCACAGGAAATTATGGATATTGCGAAGGGGTTAGCAAAAAATATGAGTGTGGCAGATAACATTACTAAAGTATTTAAATTGGCTAAAATTCCTTTGGATGGTCCTGATATCGGTAGTATGAGAAATATGTTAGTAAACATGCAAGCTTTAATATTAAGGGGGGTGGCTAGAGGAGATAATGCCACTATAATTGCTAAAGATATTAATGCAATAGCGAAAAGTACTTCTCTTACTCCGCAAGATATTACTGATTTTGCCCATTTAGTATTTAATAGTACTAAAATTAATAAAATTTTAGGAGAATCCCAATTAGCTAAAGCGTTGGAAGATTTAACTAAAGTAGATATAGACGCATATTTTAAAATGTTGACAACTATGAGTCCTGGTGATTTACGTGGGGTTGATGATTTAGTAAATGCAGTAACCAAGAATGCTGATGATATGACCGAAAGTGGTTTGAAGGAACTATTTAAAGGATCTAATATGGAGAAGGCTGCGAAGTTGGGGTTATGGTCATTTAAAACTGTGAAGGCAGGTCTAAAAACATTATTCTTTAGATTTGATATTCCTCCAATAACTAGACAGTTAGAAAAATGGGGTTGGGGTAGAAAGTTGTTACAATCAAAATTATTAACAGGTAAAAAATATAGAGTATCGTTAGCTCAAGCGCCAATGTGGTGGGGAATTTATGAATGTCTAAGTGAACCACTAGCGGAGGTAATAGCAAATTATTATAAGAAAGGTAGCGAGGAGGGGTTAGGACCAGTGGAGATAGATAAAACAACCTTGACTTACTTTGTCCCGAGTTGTTTAGCACATTATGTTAAGGGTTCCTCACTAACTATTCCACGCGGAATTGCATATTTAGACGATTGGACATTCAATTTGAAGGATAGGGAAGTAAATATACAAAAAGAAAACTTTAAAAAATGGCTTATTAATCGTGTATGTGAAGATGCGGGAAATCAAAAAACAGTAAATGGAACACTAAGTTGTGACTGGGCTGCCATTCAAGAAAAATATCCAGATTGTGAATCACTTAAAGGTCCTGATGGACCCATTGAACAGTATAAAGAGGAGGCAATAGAGCAGAACTGGTTTAGAACTTTAATTGATTATGGAGCAAAAAAACTTAGTCTAGATGAAGAAATAAAATTATTTAAAGATCAAGTGGCAGAGCAATTAACTAATGACCCGCAGTTATGTAAATGGTTTGCTGAAAATCTTCATTTGGATTGGGAAATGACTAAGGAGAACTTGGAGGAAATGGTAGAAGATGGAGTACAAGTGAATGCGATAGACCCTGATCAAACTGCATTAGATATTATTGTTGGGGATATAAAAAATAAATTAATTAAAACGGGGATGCAGTGTAACTACTTACCTCAATGGAAACAAGCGGTATTATCACAAGCCAAACGAGATAGTGGTGACTATGATAAATATGATAATGGAAAAGAAGGATTTAAAACTTGGTGGTGTAACTATAAATATGGAGAAGGAACGGCGTATTCTAAAGAGGCCGCTACAGACTATTTAAGTGCGTGTAAACAAGCAGTTGATCAGTGGTGTCCTTAATCTAATTTTCTTTAAAATTTAAATACTAATGAAAATTTTAATAACAGAAGGACAATATAAAAAAATATTTCTCTTAGAACAAATGGGTGATAAGGGATATACTCAACCAATAGGTCATAGTGGTAACCCCCCATCTAGATCTAGTTCCTCTACTACATCAACCTCTTCCGACCACGGCGCCATTGAGGCAGCCAAAATGGACAAATCAATTAAGAATTATGAAAAAGCAGAAAAGGAGTCTGGCCCGCCTCAATATACCTATACTCCGGATATGTTAAAAATGATGGGAAATCATCATTGGTATAATAAATTATCTGGAGCAGAAAAAGAATACGTATTTGATAAGTACACGGATCTTTCAATGGAATTAGGGTTACACCACAACGATGCGGTAACACTATATAAAATGAAGGAAGAATTAATTGATAATTATGGTAGTGGAGGTAGTCTTCGTTCTAAATTTGAAAACCTATATAAAAAGGGTGAAGGTACTGAAAAAGAGGAATATGAAACATCTCCTGATGAGGATGGTGATACATTTAAGTATGATATGGGGGATGGTAAATTTTTAGCTACTGATCCAATTTTTATATTAGATGTGGCACTATCAAAAACAATAGGGGAGAAGGCGGCACTACAAGACTTTACACCCCCAAAGGGTGGTATACCAACATTTCCTGGACCTTTTAAGTATATGGATGTTCTTACATGGAAAAAGATGCCTACGGTAAGAGCATTAGGTTTAGATAAAGCATTTGAAGAGACATCAATGTTTTTAACCAAATACAAACATCAAATTATAGATATTTTAGCGCTGGCGTCCCTTATGATTCCGGTTATTGGTCCCTTTATTTCTGTTGGGTTGGAAGGTCTAAATGCGGTATACTATTTTCAGGAGGGGGATTATGTGAATGGGGGGATTTCTCTTGGGTTAATGCTTATCCCAGGGGGTTTTGTAGCAAGAGGGGCACTTAAACAAGCTAAAGTTTTAAAATATGCAGATGAGGTTACGGAAATTATGGTTAAAACACAAAAGGAAACCGGGAAAAAAGCCACCAAAGAATTTATAGAAAAAGAACTTAAAGAAAAAATGGGAGAAAAAATGTATAAGAGCAATAAAAACCTCCTCGATAATTATTTTAATAATGTTCTCCCTAAAATAGGTTCAAAAAGTACGGCTCAGGGAGCGAAACAAATTAATAATGTTATTAAGGTATCTCAATCACGATGGAAAAGTTTTGTATCAAAACCTCAAGTATTTGAAAAATATATGAAAATGAATGGTGGTGACATTTATAAAGCATATCTATCCTATCTTTTTAAAACTGGTACTAAAGAAGCCTTGATAGGGTTGGGTTTATATACAATAATAATAAATACTCCGGGACTCATAACTGATTATAAAGAATGGAGTTTAAGAACCGATGCAGAAAAAGGTAATATTGCTAGTATTGTACGACAAGAGGGGTATGAATGGGAACTCACTAAACAAATATTTGGTTCTGATGGCACTGGAGACCAAAATACTTTACTTAAAAAAGCGTGGAAAGAAGGATGGAGGCCATATGATAAAAATAAGTCACCAGTCGCTTTAGAAGACGCTGACCTAGTACCATTGGAATACCAAACCGATAGTTATAAAGAAAGAATTGCATATATGGCTTCTGCCGAAGAATCATTAGAGCGGTTAAATAACTCAGCTATTTTTAATGCGGAAGAGTTCACTACAGGACCTTTGACTGAAGATCCTTCTACATTTAATGGAACCATTGATTGGAGCCTATAAATGAAAAAGAAATTAATCATATCAGAGAATCAATACAGGAGAATATTTCTTTTATCCGAACAATTTATTATGAACCCTGAAGATTATCAAAGTGTCCCTAATGTTGAATTATCTGGGGCACCAGAGTGGTTTGATCAGTCATCTGCCCAATGGTTGGATGCTCCAACACGTGGTGGTTTGTGGGTGGATAAATATGGTAGTTCATATGGGCAGTATCACCAGGAGAGGAAAAAACCACTATCAGATGATGAGAAGGCACAATTAAAAGTTGCTCAAGAAAAATTAAAAAATACAAACTATGAATTTAATACTGAGGTAGAACCTCTAGATATCAATACTGCCGTCAGGTCATCAACAGATATGAGCATGCCTGGTGGTGTTAATGCACCAATAGATCTATCCACAATGAATGTCAAACACACTCCCAATCCTTATGGTGATCAGTGTAATCCTAAACATATAAAAAATTGTGAAAACCAAGGATTAGTTGCAAGAACTGTGATGGTAAGTGGAAGGGAATTAAATGCAGCTTCATCTGGTGGTTGGTGGCGGGATGACAAAAAATATGCTCAATGTAGATGTGTATCCAAGAGTAACGTTGGTTACCATGGAAATAACCAGGCCGTGATATCACAATATACTGGACCCGACATAGGAACTCCTTATTATGATTATTTGCAGACACAAGGAGAAAAAGAATATTATCGTAATACTAGGGAAATGGTGAATTTAAATCAATCGAAACTTGATTTGAGTTCAGAGGTGGTGCATATAGCACTGGACGTGTTAGCAATTATTGCATACGCTAGTGGTGTTGGATTACCCATTGCTTTGGGACTGGAAGCATTAAATTCTGCACTTTATTTTGCTGAAGGAGACAATGTAAGTGGCAGTATTGCTGCAGTATTTGCGTTTATTCCTTTTGGTACTCTAGTTAGAAGAAGTATTGGGAATAAATATGTTTTAAAACAGATAGATCACGTTGTTGATAATGCGATTAAATATCAAAAAGGTGGTCAAACCATAACCAGAAATGCAATGGAAAAGGAACTTAAAGAGAAATTGGGGGAAAAGTTATTTAATCAAAATGCTGGTAAAATAAACGCTTATTTTAAAATAGCGAAAGAAGGTGGTGTAAACGCCACTAAAAAACGAATTGCAAGATATAATAAGTGGGTTACACAAACCCAAGATCAATATAAGGCTTTTATAAAAGATGAGACTCTTGTTCGAAAATTTTTGGATCTGAATGGTGGTGACCTTGAAAGGGCATACGCAGCATACTTGAAGAGTTTACCAGCCCCAATTAAAAAATATATAAAAGATGTTACGGCTTACTTTGTATTACTTGAGGGTATAAACAAGTTAGTTACTATTCCTGCAGTTCAAGAAAATATGGCAAACGCAATTCAGTATATAAATTCTATTAAAACCACTTATATCCCCGGAGATTGGACGTTAGCGGATGACGCAGCAAAAGGTAATATCTCTAGCATAGTTAAATTAGAAGGATATGACTGGGAACTCACTCAACAAATATTTGGTTCTGATGGCACTGGAGACCAAAATACTTTACTTAAAAAAGCATGGAAATCAGGGTGGAGGCCATATGATAAAAATAAGTCACAAGTCGCTTTAGAAGACGCTGACCTAGTACCATTGGAATATCAAACCGATAGTTATAAAGAAAAATTAGAATATGATATATCTTCTAAAGAATCATTAGATCGATTAAATAACTCAGCTATTTTTAATGAGGAAGAGTTCACTACAGGAGCTTTGACGGAAGATCCTTCTACATTCAATGAAACCATTGATTGGAGCCTATAAATGAACTAAATTATTTAATAAATTATTTGGTGGTTTAAAAAATTTTTTGTATATTTGTATATAACTAAACTATTAAAAACGATGATTATGTATAAAATAATAAAAAAACTAACAACTTTAGCAATAATTTTAGCGATTATTAATTCTGTGGCTCCCGGTTCCTTAGAAACGGCTTACGAATATATTAAAGATAAATTTAATAAAAGTGAGTATGCCATTATAGCAAAAGAAAAAACTGATGACTGGGCAATCATTAGCACACCTAGTGATGTTTCAGTTAGTGATCTTTCTAACTAACATTTGTTATTTTATTTTCCTTAAAAATTTACTTTTAAATATTTATTAATATAATAATATTGTTTTAAAGTTTTATTTATGGAAAATGCAAGTGTTACCCCAATGGATCCTAATTATGTACCTGCCGAATATGCGGTACCATACGATATATTGGATTTACCTTCTCAAGGTATATTATATCCCAATAAAAAATCTACTGTAAAAGTTGAGTACTTAACTGCTTTTGATGAAACCGTTTTATCTTCCCCAAATATTTCTGGGGGTGGTAAATTAATGGATATTCTTTTAGAGCGGAAAATTAAGGATTTAGGTTTTGATCCCTTAGATTTACTTATTAGTGATAGAACCGCCATATTATTATTTCTTAGGATCACTGCTTTTGGTCCTGAATATAAACAAATAGTAGTAAATGATAAAAGTGAATTAACAGAGGGTACTTTAGATTTATCTTCTTTAAAACAAAAAAAATTAGAGGTTAATCCAGGTAAAGATGGATGTTTCGATTATATATTACCTACTTCTAAAAAACTAGTTAAATTTAAATTTTTAACTGGTAGAGATGAAAAAGAAATAGGTGTATTAGATGAAAATTACATGTCAAAAAATAATACTGATATATCTAATAAAATGTTTTTTAGGTTAGAAAAACAAATACAGTCCATTGATGGGGAAACAGATAAAATAAAATTATCTAATATGGTAAAAACGTTAACCATAATAGATTCCAGAAGTTTAAAAAAATATATGTCGGAGATCGAACCCGGTATTGATTTTGAAACAACTGCGCGGATCCGGGGAGGGGGATCCGCTGGGTGCTTTCTTAGATTTAACTCATCTTTTTTCTTTCCTGACATCTGATTATTTGTCTAGCCTTCACAAACAAATTAATTTTTTAGTTAAACAGGTGGGGTATACATATATGGATATAATGTATATGCCGATTTTTTCTCGCCTACTTTTTATAAATGATGTATCTAAAAGTATAGAAAAAGCAAATAAAAGAAAATAATCTAATATTTATATAAAAAAAGTAATATGAATATTAAAAAACACCATAAGAATATTATTATTTTAAATAAGATAATAAATAATCTCATTACTGAAGAAGAGAAAGAAGATTTAAGTGGTTATAGTGCTCAAGAACTAATGGATAAAGCATATAGTGGATTAAAGAAATCATTAGGGGCTCAAAAAAGTCAATTAGGTCAATTTAAAGAAATAGATGTAGATATTGAACAGGGTAGTAGTAGAAGTATCACATCTAAAGTATGGACTAAATTAGGTGAGGGTAATACTATCAAAATGGAATTTACGGATACGATAGATAATTTAGAAATCCCCTCTTCTATGAATAATGCTACTCAAAACACTAAAATTGATGCAGGTGTGGTTAAACTTAAAGCTAAAAGTTTTAATGATAGTAATTTTATAGTGTTTGAAAAATCATCGGGAACTTTTGATCCTGGTGGTATCAAAGATGTTTTAATGTCATTTAAGAGAACTGCAGAACCAGGAAGGATGAATCACGGAAGTATATCGGTATATGATACCGGTAATGGACAATTTGGAGCACCACAGAAATGGGAAGGTAAAATTATTAAGTATAAATCTTAAATTATTTAAAAAATGGCAGCAAATTTAGAAAATCTCAAGCTAATAAAAAAGGAGCTTGTTGAGATTAATAAACAACTCAATCAACAAATTAAGGTTTATGAAAGTATTGAGGGTGCGACTGAGAAAACACGAAAAGGTCAAATAGATCAATTATTAGAACAAAAAAGGATTATAGAGGCGGTACAGGCTACTACTGATGAAGAAAGAAAGATAAAACAAGAATTAGAGGCTCAAGTAGAAGCCCAAATAGAACTCAATAAAACCATTAAAGATCAATATACTGTTAGAGGTAGAATTTTGGGTCAACTGCAGATGGAAAGAAAACAAACTATGGATTTTCTCCATACCACCGCTGCGGTTTACAATTATGCAGAAAAAATAGCCCACCAATATAAAGATATCCAAAAAAATGTTGGTTTGAGTAGTAAACAAGCCACTGCTTTATCTTATTCTTTTAGAGATGCATTACCTAATGTATTAAGTATGGGAGGTGAGATGGAGGATATAGCTCAACTCTATAATACTTTTATGGAACAGTCTGGTAGATTTAGATTTATGGATGAAAGAGACGTTCAAATTATGATAGGGATATCTGAAGCCACTAATATGTTACCATCCAGTGTGGCAGAAATGGCGGAATCATTTGATCTTATGGGTATGAGTACAGAGATAATGAATGAAACATTAGTAGATGTTATGGAAGCATCTAATAAAGCAGGTTTGAATTCTACTAAAGTTATAAAAACATTACAATCTAATATAAAACAAATGCAGGGGTATTCATTTGTTAACGGAGTTAGAGGGATGGGAGAAATGGCTCGACAAGCAGTTAAAATGAGAATAGATGTTAGTGATGTATTATCAATGTCTGAAAAATTTTATCAGCCCGAAGCAGCCATAGAAGCAGCAGCTAATTTACAAATGTTGGGAGGTGACATCGCTAAAGCATTTGGTGACCCTTTTGAAACAATGTATCTCGCCAGAAACAAACCGGAAGAATTAGCAAAAAGATTACAGGATATGACAGAAAATATGCTCCAGTTTAATTCGGCAACTGGAGAATATGAATTACCTGCAGAAGGAAGAATGCAATTAAAGGCTGCTGGTGATCAATTAGGTATTAATACCGAAAAAATGGTGGAAATGGCGCGTCAAGCATCTAAAATTAAAGATGTTAAGATGAATATCTCTGGAAATGCTTTTGAGGATGATGTTAGAGAAGGGATAGCTGGAATGGCTAAAATGAAAGATGGAAGGTGGATGGTTGACTTTAAAGGTGAAGAAATAGGTCTAGGAGAAACTGATAAATTAGCGGAGGCAGTAGCCCAGGGGATGTTAGATACGACAGAAACCAAAGAAGATAAAAAAATGGATTATTTTAAAAATATAGCCATTAATACTCAAACTATGTCCGAGCAAATTAGTAATGCGAATAAAGCGGCAAGGGCTACCGTAGTTCAAACAATGGACTATTATTCCATTACGGAAGGGATGTTTGGGGATCTTGTTACGGCCGCAAATGTAGAAACACAAAATTTGGCGGAGGGAGTTATAGAAACCTTAGAACTTACAACAAAAGCAATAGATAACATACCCACCCTTGAAGACCTAAAAAATTATGGTAAAATTGATACTAAAGATATTTATGGGGAAGATGTTATTAAGTCTTCCGGTGGAGGTGGTGGTGGTAATGTGATTATCAGTAATCCTGACGCCGTAAAAGTAGAAGATTTAGAAAATAATGCTACGGCATTGCATACACCACCTAGTGAAATTGATGTTAATGGAACTTTTAATATTAATTTAAATGGAGATCCCACTCTCCTAACCCAATTGTCCGGTCCAATGATTACTGAGGTTAAAAATTTAATTGTTGATGAAATTAGTAGATACAATGGAAATGTGCCTGATGGTAAGACATATATGGATAAAATACAATTAAAAGGAAAGGGTGGTACTGGATAATATTAAAAGATAATTTAAAATGTCCTTTACTTCAAAAATTTCTTTTTATATATTGGACCTCAGGTCCACTTTAAATAATTAAACAAACAAGTTAAATATTAAATAAAGAACAATAATAATAATATTCTTGTTTTTATTTCCTGGAAATTCTTGTTTAAATATTTATATATAAACAATAATCTATGCCAGGGATTTTAGATAAAACTTTATATACAACCTCGTTGGGTATTTTAACTACCGAGGACTTAAGAAATAGACTCTTAGGTAGAAATTTACCACCACCTATTACTAATTCAGTAGATCAGTCAGGATTTGCTTCAACACTTCAAGATATAGGTAATATTATTAAAACACCAATATGGGGTACTGCTAGTGAAAATATTCCTGTCCATTATGATGAGGATGAACAAATTTTACCGTTTGGTGAAATAAGAAGAGATGAGTATAATGTTAATAATAACAGATTTATCCCACCACAAGATGGGTATACTATTTATAATGTTGTAACCCCATCTGAACCTTTTCCTGATTCCGCTAATAAAGTAAGAGGACCATACCCTACTTATTCCAATACTGATCAATTTAGTTTATTAAGTAGTGGTAATCACCCTTATGTTAATTTTCCTTTTACTGTAGTAGATAAATTAAATACTTTAACGTTCCAAAATGAAACTTCTTTGGGGTTAATAGGGGCGCAACAACTTGAAGAAATTGTTATACATAAAGTAGCACAAGTAGAACAACAATTAAACTCCGATTCCTTAACCAATAGTGTAATAACACCATTTGATCCTCCCGAAAATGAATCAGGAGAATATTCAAATGCAATGAAAGGGGAAGAAATAAAATATAATAGTTTACCTACAGGTGCGGTTGGTTGGCAAGAATATAATAGAGAACCATCAATGAATATGTTAGGGGGACCTGGAAGCCCAAATCAAACTGAAACAGTATTATCTACTGAACAAAGGGTAAACGCGTTATTAGAAAGAACAGGATTAAACCAATCCGTATTCTTATTTGATAGTTTAGGTTTAAATGTATATGTTCCTAATTATGAAGATAGAAGATTATCTGATTCTTCTAATGCGGGTACTAATAGTAGATATTATATAGGAAGTGAAAGAAGTACCAATAGAGGTGATAAAGTAACCAAAATATTTACTTCGGATGAATTTAATGGGGCGGATGGAATAGAGTCACCAGGGGCGTCAGGAACAATCACAACGATAGATGAGGACTTTTATTGGACACCCGATATGTCTAATAATTTTAATGACAAAACTATATTGTCAAAAACCAAAGAATTAGTTAATGATTATCCAGATGATGTTTTTATTAATCAAACATCTAAATTTTTTAAAGATAAGGTACAAGATCAATTAATAAGTAGAGGAAATGCTATAAGTAAAGAATCTTATGAATCTGCAATTCAGAATGGAAAATTTTGTAGAGTGTGGACAGTGGATGATCAGTATGGATATAAAAATGCTATAAGAAAAAGTGGGTTATTTAGTTCGGATGATATTTCTAAACCGGGATTTTCAGTTTCATCTGATAATGCATCTTTAAGTGTATTAGGGGCTAATGGTATTGTTAAGTCATTTCCTACTGCTAATGACTCAACCACAACTTTTAAAAAATATATGTTATCCCTAGAAAATCTGGCATGGGCAGATAATTTAGCAGATTTACCTTTGAGTGAAACAGGACCCGGTGATTCTTTGAGTAAAAACAGGGGAAGAATAATGTGGTTCCCTCCCTATGAGTTAAGTTTTGATGAAAATATAAGCGCAAATTGGACTAAATCCGATTTTATTGGTCGTGGAGAACCTGTTTATACTTATAATAATAGTACGAGAAGTGGGCAATTAAGATTTAAAGTACTCGTTGACCACCCTAAAGTTATTAACGCATATAGAGGAAGAAGAACCAATGAAATAGAACGATTTTTATCGGGTTGTCTTTCCCCTTCCGATTTTTTAAATTTTTTAGATAAAAATGAGGGGGTAAGTGAAAGTGCACGAAATGAGATAGAAAAAAAATTAAACCAACAACAGAGTCAGCAAACCGCATCGAATTATAGTGCTAGTTTAAATGAAAAAGTATTATTTCCGGAAAATGTGTCAAGTGGGGTAAATGTAAATGCTGCACCCATAGAAACATTTTTAAGAGAACAAACTTCTACTAATAAATCAGTAAAAATTACTGTAACAGGATATGCCAGTAAAGATGAAACTAACGCACAAGATTTAGCACTTAGGAGAGCAAAAGATATTAAAACACAAGTTATTAGTATTGCTCAATCAGTTAAAGGGGTTAAATTTGTAATGTCAACCAGCTCAAATGTTGTTCCGTTTCCCCCCATGCAAATTAGTAGAAGAGTGGATATTAAAATAACATACGATGCCGTTGCCGATCCTTCTGCGCAACATAAAACTATTGAGTCGCCGGGCGATTTAGCTGCACTACCAGTGGACTCTCAAATAATTGATAACATAAGAATTGATGAAACTAAATATTTTGATTTTGTAAATGAAGAGTACCCAACCTATTTTCAAACCATATCAGAAAAAATAAGGTATTTTCATCCAGGATTTCATTCTACAACACCTGAAGGTTTAAATACGAGAGTAACTTTTTTACAACAATGTACCAGACAAGGTCCGAGTATATATGATAAAGATGCAAATCTAGCACCACAAAACTTAGCATTTGGAAGACCGCCTGTATGTATATTGAGAATAGGGGATTTTATATATTCCAAAGTAATTATTAATAGCTTATCAATAAATTATAATGGGGCGGGTACACCACAATGGGATATGAACCCTTCAGGTATAGGAGTACAACCAATGATGGCAGATATAACATTATCAATAGATATTATCGGGGGTCAATCTTTACAAGGACCAATTAATAGATTACAAAATGCGTTATCATTTAATTATTATGCTAATACTGAAATGTATGATAAGAGAGCAGATAAATTACAGATTTCTACCTTTTTAGGTGCACAAATTATTGATGGTAAAAAAGCATTATTTCCACAACTACAGGGAGTGGTAGAAAAAATATCTTTATTAGGCGATTCACCCAGTGGGTCATTAAAAACAGAGATGCCAGTGGATCAAATTGAAGAAAGCGCCCCCGTAAACACCACCGATCAACCACCACCAGTATTTGATCCTCCCACATTTAATATAAATGGTAGTGATAAAAATTTAATAATAGAATGTATAGAAAATATTGAAGGGGTATGGGAAATAACTGAACCTACTAACCCAGTAGAGGTGATAGTTACTGATAGTATAACTAATAGTGAGGTTATAAAAGATACATTTGAAACAAGTGGTAAAGTTTATAATTTAAATAATATTCCTGTATTTTCAACCGCATTTAATGATTCTGCCGACATTGTAGTTAAAGAAGGGGAAATAGATACTTTAAGATCTCAACTAGCTGCCACTAGTAACCCAAATCAGAAAGCTTCTATTTTGGCACAAATAGAAATTTTAAATAGTGCTATTGATGATATAGAGGGAATTATTCCTAATGTTATAGTTAGTGTGTATTTTATCACTAAACCCAGAAGTAGTAGAAAAATAAAAACATTTACTATAAAAGATGAGAAACTAAATTAAGAAAATGAGTACAGAATACTATAATAGATATCAAAAATTTAATTTTAACGGAAAATATAAACCACTTCCATTTATAAAGATAGAGCCAAAAGGATCTGATAAAACTGTAGTATACAGATATGATAGGGATAGAATGGATAAGATAAGTCAAAAATATTATGGTAATCCATACCATGGGTGGTTAATTATGTTAGCTAATCCCCAGTTCGGCGGAGTTGAAGAGAATATACCGACAAATGAAATTATTAGAGTTCCATTTCCATTTAGAGATAGTTTACAACAATATATAAGAGAAGTAACTCGATATGAAAAATTGTATGGAAGTAATGGTTAATTTTTATTAAAATTATAAAGAATGGGTATATTTAACACCAAAGAAGAAAGAGATGAGCGTAGAAAAGCTTGGAAGGTAAAGCAAGAGAATGCGGGGATGTTTTTGGTGGACCCTAACCCTCCAGGTAGGGGAGTTTTACCAACGGAAGACATGTTTATTTATGTTAAATTTACCGCTAGAGAAAGAAGTAGGGGAATTGCAACATTAGATGGAAATGATAATCCTCTAGAACAAAGTAAACCAGGGGAAATAAATTTTATTGCTACAGAAATTAAATATAATGCATTTGGAGAACCATTAAGAGATATAAGAGGAGAAGCAAAAACATACTCTACCACTAACTACACTAATATAGGCGGTATTGCAGATTCTTATAGTGCAGGTCTTTTAGAAGGATTTGGTATTAAAAATATAGATATAAAATATAATGCTAGTTTAGTACCCCAAGTGGATATATCCTTTACGGATGTAAGAGGGAGTGCTTTATTTGATATAATTGACCAAGATAATAGGAAATCTCCTTATAGCATATTTTTTAAAATGCCTTATCCTGTTTTTGAACTTACCATTAAAGGTTATTTTGGTCAAGCAGTAACCTATTGTTTACATATGGTAAATTGGACATCGAAATTTGATCCCACTACGGGAAATTTTGATATAGATGCGAATTTTTTAGGATTTCAACAAGCGTTTTTAGCTGATATAACTATGGGTAATATTTTAGGGGTTAATAATACCGAAGAAGGTGCAATGGCACTCGCTAAAGTTCCTATAACAATTACGGATCCATTAACAGGAAAAGAGAGTAGTATACCTACTCCATCTTTAGATGCGTTCATTAAGAAAATTAGTAAGTTACAGGTGGACTTAGAAGTCCTTAAAGCTACTGCACCAGCGTATCAAAAATTAAAAATAGTAAATACCCAAAAAGTAAAATTAAAAAGAATACAATCATTTATAGGTGCTCCTTTACCTAAATACGCTTCTAACGCCACTGTTTCTACTCCCTATGAAAAATTACCCAATAGCCCCACTAAAATAGTTACCACATCAATTCAGGGTGGTACCTCTTTAAGTCTTAATGGAAATTATCTTTCTATTAGAGATTATCTTTTATTTAAAACATCAAGCCTAGTAAGTGTTAATGAATATATGTTGACATTATATGAATTATTAGAAGATTATTTATCTTTTTATGTATTAAACAAAAAAAATCTTACCATAACCGATGAAATTGTGGCAGATGAGGTATTAAATGCAACTATTTTTCCCATCACACAAGACCCAGCTACAAAAGAAATAGACTATTTAACAGGGTTAGAAGTAGATGTAGCATCAACTTCCATAACAAGTGTAATAAAAAAATTAGGTGGTAGTAAAAAACCAAGTTTTTCTACCCCACTAACAGATGCTATAGATGAACTTAAAAGAGTTAGATCAGATGGATCTTCATTAATAACTGAAGGTGTTAATGGTAAAAATAATCAAGCACCAGTAGGGGACATAATAATATCAGAATTTACTAGACCCACTAAGTCCAACAGTTCTTTTATGAAGGAAGACGTGGTATTTGTATTAGATTTTACCGAAATGAGATCCTCTATAGAAAAGATGATTAATGAGGTAGAGGTAGTTAAAGAAAAATTAGATAAGGTAGCTAAAAAAGAATTAAACGCAAAACTAAGCGCATCTTTAGGGTATAATCCCACCATTAAAACAGTATTTCAAATATTATGTAATAATGCACAAGCCTTAATATTAGCCACTTTTAATGTTGCACAGAAAGCGGAACAATTATCTAACCAAAGATCTGCCGAATTAAAACAAGCGGGAAATATAGATACGGATATAGATACTTCTGAAAAAGGAGACTGGTCAAATTCTACTATTTATGCTTTTCCTAAGATTATATTAGAAAATAATGCGGGAGAAGCTATTGAAACTTATATAGGGAGCGATTCAATTAAAGGAATAACTCCCGCTGCATTCCCAGAAATTACATTTATTGAAAATATTACTGCAGGGATAACTGAAAAAAGTGCAGAATTAAGTGCACAACAAAGAATAATAAATAATTCTAAAAAGCAGGGGGCAGATGTAGATGCTTGGGTCCCTATTAACCCTGTAGATAGTTTAGCGGTTGTTAACCCTTTTTTACATATTAATGTGATTGAAGCAGACGGAGATAAAGCCATTAAACAACAATTTTATAAAATTCTTTTAACCCGTTATGCAGTTGCTAAAAATTATAGTTTGATGACCCCGAGTGATTTAGTATCATATGGTGCGTGGGATGGAATGAATGCGAATATCAGTATTTGGAGTAAAACTATTAGAGATGTATTATCGGTAGATATGGAAACTTTTAATGCTAACACTATAATTGATATGGCTGCCGATGTATCCCCTAATAATCCTTTTGGTTTAAATGCAAATACTAGAATTTTAACCTCTGCAGGTGCAAATGCGGTTATAGATGAGAGTAATGGACTCCCTAAGTTAGAAAATATAGAAATTAGTGGATATAGAAGTGATGAGGTAGATTACCTCTATATTGAAGAAAAAGATGGGGAGATAATTAATAATGCGGTATCACTACCAACCATTATAACAGAAAATGATAAGTATAAACAAAAATTTGGTACCCCCTTTACTAATAACACTTTTAATGCTTTCCGACAATGGAAAAATAATTTATTATTAGCCAACATATCTTATAGTATATGGGCACCAAAAGTTAAAGAAAAGTTAGAAGCTGGATTAGGTAAGCCCACATCTATTTTAAAAATACCTGATAATAATATAACATTAATTGATGGGGGAATTAAACCCCCGGATGTACAATCTAATGCGCCACCAACACCAACTGCGGCTATTAAAACATGGTATATTAATTTATTAGGGGATCAAGGCACTACGAATACGTCACAACCAGTCCAAACTTCAGAATTTGTAACCGATAGTCCTTGGTATGGGGGACAATCCAATTATGTTAAAGCATTATTACTTTTAAATACCTTCCCTTTTATACCTATGCCGTTGGGATGGAAATTAAAAAAAGTATCGGCGATATTTAAATTACCAAAATATTATTTATTATGGGTAGGGGGCACTTTATGGAGGGCCACTGCTGGAAGTGAGACTATTGATTGGAATAACTCACCAATCACCTCAGTACTTATGGATGAATATATCTCTACGATTGGGAGTAAAAATAAAGGTAAAGAAGTTAGATCAATAAATGGCGGCAAAATAGATCAAGTATTAATAGATTTACCTCTTAAAAGTAGAGATACTATTATTAACTATTTTACTGACTGGGTGGACGGAGATTTTAATAATTTTGAATCTCTTTTTATTGGTGATACAGGTTATTGTGAGGCAGAAAATATAGTGACTAAATATAATAGAGGGTCAACATTAGCGAAAAAATTATCTGTAGAGGTTAACTTTATAGTAAATGCTCCCAGTATATTAGCGGGTGGATTAAATGATGGATTAAGTGTAAGTAATTTTTCTCTTTATTACGATAGTTTTGTTTCTAATTTTATTAAATCGGAGGAAAGTCAAGAAGAAATTACTCCACAGGAATTAGAGAAAAAAAATAAGCAGCTAGAGCCTATTAAATTAGAAATATATAATTATTTTAAAAATATTTATGATAAATGGATTGCAGGGTGTAATTTAAAAACTTTAGCCTACAACGCCTGTGGTGCTAGCGGTCTAGAAAAAAATCTATTCGATTATTTTAGATTTATAGATAGAGGGTTTAATGATATTGGAGATGATGCCGTTATAAATTTAGATAGCATCGCTACTTTATCCGATAATTTAAATACTAGTTTATATTTTTTCCTATCCAAAGTTTTAAGAGATAGTAATTTTTTATTCCAAATAATGCCTAGCTTTATAGATTATAAAGACCCTGCTTCTGTTGCTGCAATTTTTACTCCTGCCACTCACTTAGAAGAAAATTCTAATAGTGGTCCGGTTTATTTATGTATTTATGTAGGAGGGACTTCCGAAGTTTTAGATATAAATGAAAGTAGTAGATATACTTATAAAAATGATGGTTTTGAGTTAGAACAACCACCGCCCGATATTGCCGATAAGGCAGAGTTCAGTCTAGTTGGGTTTAGAGTTTCTTATGGTGCAGAAAACCAAAGTATTTTTAAGAGCGTTTCTTTAAATCAACAAGAACATAGAGAAACGGGAGAATATTTTGCCGCTTTAACTGAATTAATTGATAAAAGAGGTGGAACACAACGAGCATACCAAGGAACAGATTTATATAAAATTTTTAAAACTCGTTCATATACTTGTAATATAGAAGCTTTAGGGTGTATGAATATACAACCCATGATGTACTTTCAATTAGATAATGTACCATTTTTTAATGGGGCATATTTGATTTTAAGTGTAAATCATAGTATCACACCAAATCATATGACCACTAGTTTTTCTGGTTTAAGACAAAGTAAATTTTTAACTAAACCAGTAGGTGAAATTACAACCTTTCTGGATATTGGGACGGAAGAAACATTAGATGGAGAAACATTTAAATTTACTAACTTAACTAATAAAAATAGAGATAGATTTAATATTGGAGTAGACCCGAATCAATATGGTAAATTTTCTTTTCCACTAATTAATAGTACTTCACTTACTAATATGGGAGTGCCCCCTGCGAAACAAACCGGGTTAGTAGCGGCACTACAATCCCAACTCCAACATAATGGTATTATAACTAATTCTAGTGTTACAATGATTATGGCAAATATGATGACAAGTTCTAGCGATGCTAATGGACATCCTTTTGTTAAGATGGTAGAATCTTGGGCTAGTATTAATGATCCCTCTGCAACTCAAAGAAGTTATTATGTTGATGATAATGTATATGGAAATCCTACTACACAGATAAATCCAATAAATGGTCAGCAAGAATCTATACCTGTTGGTCAACGACAATTAACTGCTTATAAATATAGAGGAAGAGGATATATCCCTATTATTGGTAAAGGGGAATATATCGCCGCCAGTAATGCTTTAGGAATACCACAATTAATTACCGATCCTGATCTTGCATTTCAGAATGGAAATAATGTATCATTAGCCGTCGCCGTTTCTATATGGAAATACACAAATTTTACTGGATATGATAAAAATACTGGTTTCTCTTCAGTATTAAAAGGTGGTAAAACACCATATTCTCATTCTACAGAAGGAACTGCATCTAATTTTACCGAAACTGTGCGGATATTAAATGGTGATAATGGTAAAACTTTAGAAAATAGTTTTTCTAAATTTGCAATAGTTTTAAGTGAATTTGATTTATTAGGTATTAATCCTGGGGGAACTAAATCATCCGTAAAAGGGGTAATAGGGGGTGTACAGGCTGGTATCACCAAATATGCTGGATAAGATTAATGCCCACGCAATTGAATTTTTAAAAAAAAATTATTATCTTTATTGTATGTATGTAGGTAATATAGTAACATCTTCTCGAATAAAAGAGGAAAATTTCAAGATTTGTAATAAAATAGACACTATTAATAAGGATATACCAACCCTTATAATAGGGTGGGATAAAGCCAAAGAATTATTTAAAAATAGGATTTCTATTTTACATAGACAAATAGATGAAGATTTTTATTGGACATTTTCAAAACAAGAACGAAAAATTGATTATGAAACTGATATAAAAAAATTTAAATATCTATGTTATGAAATGTTTGGTGAAGACCTTATTTACCTTTATGTAGACCCAATACATAATTCATTATCTATAAATAAAAAAATCTTAAAGAAGATTTATTCTTTAAAAGAAATAATTTCATATATAACAGATAAAAATATGTTATATATTTTGGGAGATGATATAATATTTGGGATTGATTTAAACATAACTGAATATATGGGGATATCTACACAAAAAATAATTAGTAGATTACACTATCTACCTCAGAGTGTTTTAATAGAAAGTGAAATATTTAATAAATGTAAGGATTTTGTAAAAAAATTAGGTAATAAGCAAAAATTAGTACCTTACATTGTTAAACATGAAAAATACTACTAAAATTGTAACATTAGCATCTTTTGTATTAAATGAAAAAATAGAAGGATTTAAAAAATATCTCTTTAAGAGATTTAAAATATCTACTACGAGTATTTTTACATATCTCATTGATAATAATAAAGAAAAACAACTTATTACATTTAGAATATATTTGGATGAAGGTAAAAAAATAGATACCAACTCATTTTTTCCTACTACAATTATTGTACATAAAAGAGGAGACTGTTTTTATACTATTAATGCATTAAATAAATTAATTGAACATGAAATAGGTGGTGAAGTTGGTAATATTAACTATAAAGAATATAAAATAGATTGGGATAAATATCAAGGAAAAATATTGACCACCCAAGATAAAGAATTAATAATAATGGATATTGTACGTAATTTTTCTAAAGAACCTGATATTTATAAATAAACATATCAAATATGATTGATAAAGGAAAAAATAAAGTAAAACCTAAAAAAGAAACTTTAGAAAAAAAGTTAGATGAATTCTTAGAGGAAGAACAGGAAGAAAGAGAATGTGTAGGAGAAGAATGTTTAATTAATGATGGAAAAGAAATTATTGAAAGAGTTAATAAAGTTTATAAAACTACTGATGGTAGACAATTGTTAATATAGTGGAAATGAATAAGAAAGATCTATTAAAAGAAGAATTAGAAAGACACATGCAGCTTTTGGAGTATACTTTTTATATGCCCGAAACGGATGAGGAAGATGATGAAGGTATAGAAAATCTATTATTAGGTGCGGAGAAATTATATGAGCAAGATCCTGTTCCTGGAGAAGAAGATCCATTTGCCACTCCAGAGGGTGGTGAAGAAGTGGTTGATGATGTACCTACCCCTGAAGGTGAAGAGGTTATAGATGATACTACTATAGAAGAACCGGTAACCGATGTTGATCCGTTTGCATCAGACGAAGGTGGTTTGGAAGTTGAGGATGAATTTGCCGATGAAGAAATAGGTGGTGGTGAAAGTGTAGAGGTAGATGTTACAGATATTGTAGATAAAGCCGAGGAAACACGAAATGAAATTGAAGGTCTTACTTCTAAAATGGAAGAATTATTAGGGAATTTCGATCAACTTTCGGATCAAGTAACAGATATGGATCAAGTAATAACTAAAATAGAAGATTTAGAAAAAGAAATAGAAAAACGTAACCCTACACCAGTAGAGAGGTTAGAAATGAGATCCTTAGATTCTTTTCCTTATAGTATAAAATTAACAGATTATTGGGCAGATAAAGAAGGGTATGATAATGGAGAAGAGGAAAAAGATTATACACTTACCCAACAAGATGTAGATGATTATAGTGAAAGTGAAATTAAAAATTCATTTGACTATGATGAAAATGATGAAGACTATTAAGTCAAATCCCTCGTTTGACAAATTAACCTATAATGTGTAAATTTATTCATTATAGGTTTTTTTATATATTGACTTTATGAAAAAAGTATCCTATATTTAATCAATAAAAATAATTAACAACATTTAAAAAAAAGAAAAAAATGAATAAAAGTAGTTTAGATTCGATTTTGTCACAGTATGAAAAAAATACTGACAACAACAGTTCGAAACCAAAAATTTCGAATGAAGAAAGATTAAAAAAATATTTCACAGAAAAACTTCAAAAAGGAGTTAAAAGTGCCACTCGTACTTTTAGAATATTACCAGGGAAAGATGGTAATTCTCCATTTGATGAAGCTTATTTTCATGAAAGACAAGTTAATGGAAAGTATGAAAAGATATACTGTCCAAAATTAAATTCTGGTGAAGAATGTCCTTTATGTGAAGCAAGAGAAGCTTTATTAATGGAAGGAAGTAAAAAGGCTAAAGATATGGCACGTGAATATTCTCCACGTAAATATTATGTCGTAAAAGGAATTGATAGAGATAATGAAGATCATGGAGTTAAATTCTGGAGATATAAACACAAATATACTGGAGATGGTGTTCAAGATAAATTGATGCCTATCTTTAAATTAAAAGGTGATATAACGGATGCTAGAGAAGGTAGAGATATTATTATTACAACTAATCGTAATGATAAAGGATGGAGTGTAGTTAGTTCTATTATGACTGATGATACCACTATCTTAACTACTGATAAAGAAAAGGCTACTGAATGGTTCAATAATGAAGAAACATTCAAAGATGTTTATGCAAAAAAAACAATGGAATATTTAGAAATTGTAGCTAAAAATTTAACACCGGTTTGGGATTCCGAATTATCCAAATATGTGGCCGAAGAAGAAAAAGAAGAAAAAGAAACTGCTTCTTTGGAAGAAGAAATTAATTTACTAAAAAATGATAATGGATTATCTGAGGATTTGGAAACTGATGAAGTACTTACTACTACATTGGATGAAAATTCAGATGATGACTTACCATTCTAAATAGTAAATTAACATGGCTAAAAAACCACTTAAAAAAAAATCAACCGATTTTTCAATGATTAGGAAACGTTTTTCTTCTAGTGATAAGTATAAAGAACAAAAATACTTTGATCTAGGGGAAGCTTTTCAAAAATCAACGGGGCTTCCTGGTCCAGCAATGGGTCAGATTAATATGTTATTGGGACATTCCGATACAGGTAAAACCACCGCCTTAATCCAAACCGCAATAGACGCACAAAAGAAAGGAATATTACCTATTTTTATAATTACTGAACAAAAATTTAGTTTTGAATTCGCTAAACAAATGGGATTCCAAACTGAATATATAGAAGAGGTAAATGAAGAAACAGGAGATATTGAGGCATATTGGGATGGATTTTTATTATATAAATTAGGGTTTGATTATATTGAACAATCTTTTGAGTATGTTACAGAAATTTTAGATGCACAAAAGAATGGAGAGATACCTCACGATATAGTTTTCCTTTGGGATTCAATTGGTACTATACCATGTAAAATGAGTTTTGATGGTAAAGGTGGTAATCAACATACTGCCCGTACAATATCAGAAAAATGGGGAATGGGTATGGCACAAAGGATTACATCATCTCGTAAAGAGAGTGCACCATATACTAATACGATGGTGTTCGTTAACCAACCATGGGTTGAGTTACCTGATAATCCTTTTAGTCAACCTAGAATTCAACCTAAAGGTGGACAATCAATTTATTTATCCTGCGCTTTAGTTTTCTTATTTGGTAACCAAAAAAGTGCTGGGGTATCTAAATTAAATGCTACCAATAAAGGTAGAAAAGTTAATTTTGCCGTAAGAACCAAAGTAGGTATCCATAAAAACCATATGAATGGGTTAGGTTATGCCGATTGTAGAATATTGGCTACAACACATGGGTTTATAGAAGATGATAAGAAAGCTATCGATTCTTATAAATCGGATTATAAAGAATATTGGTCCCAAGTATTTGATAGTGTAGGTGAAGAAGTAGATTTTTCAATTGAGGAAGGGGACTCAATTGAAGCGCCCGTAGAATACGCCGATCAATAATTTATTGTTTAATCTTAGAATGGATATGAAAAGTGTCAAAACTACCTAAAAGAAAAAAATATACACACACCTTACTTGTAGATGGTGATTCCCTATTAAAAACCGCCTATTATGGAGCAAAAGATCTTTATTATAAAGATACCCATATAGGTGGTATTTTTCAGTTCTTAACTATGTTAAGAAAATCTTTAAATGAGTATCGATATGATAAAGTTTTTATTTTCTGGGATGGGAGATTTAGTGGAAGATTGCGATATGATATATATAAAGATTATAAGGCTAATAGAGATAAAAATTTTTACACTCCACTTGAGCCTTCAGACCCAGAACTTTTTATCCAAAAAGAAAGGGTAAAACAATATGGAGAAGAACTCTTTATTCGCCAATTTCAAGATGACATAATAGAAGCGGATGATGCTATAGGGTATTACTGTAATAATATTAAAGAAGATGAAAAGGTGGTTATACTTTCTAATGATCGGGATATGTGCCAACTTATAAATGATAAAGTGGGTATATACCTTATCAACTTAAAAAGAATTATTACTAAAGATAATTATAAGGATGTTTTTAATCATCATCATACTAATCTTAAATTAATCAAAGTAATTGCTGGTGACGGAAGTGATAATATAAAAGGAATAAAAGGGGTTAAAGAAAAAACTCTTTTAAAATATTTTCCCGAATTATCCATCAGATCTTTGACATTGGAGGATATAATGAGTAAAATTGAAGTATTACAAAAGGAGAGAAAAAGCCGATTAAAAACATTAGACAATATAGTAAATAAAATTAGTGTGGGTATTCAAGGTAAAAAAATATATGAAATTAATGAAAAGATTATAAATCTTAACTCCCCACTATTAACAGAATCGTCTATGGAAGAGCTCAACACCCTATTTGATACTTCTATTGACCCAGAGGATAGAAACACCAAGAATGTCATTAAAATGATGTTAGAAGATGGGTTAGTGATGGCGATACCTGGAGGAAGAGAAGGATATATAAATTTTCTAAGACCTTTTCTTAGGATTATTAAAAAAGAAATAAATTATTTTAAAAATCAAAATTAAAACAAATGAAAAAAAATTACGAAAATCTTCCATATGAATTTTTATTATTAATTAATAATAAACCCATAGTTGGTAGAAAGTTTTCAATTAGAGGGTTTAACCCAGAGAGTTTACGATCCCTTGAACTTAAAGAGATTATAGATGATGTTTTATTTATTATAAAACAACAATTTGTGTCAAAGTCCGCCGATTATTTATATAAATATTATAACCCACATTTTGTTCAAACAGAAGAAGAGTTAAATGAGAGAGCACATAAAATAGATATTTATGAAAATGAAGATATTTTTACTTTCCAAATAAAAGTCAAAGGAGAAATTGTTGCCGAAAGTATTTTTAGTGGGAATGATTATCCACCCAAAGTAAGATATGATGTTGATATAAGAAAAATTATACCCCAAATCATTGCTACGATTCAAAACGGTATGACTTTAAAAAATTATACAAAAGAAT